ATTGGGTCATTGACTGGCTTGCCTGCTGGAGTTAACCCTAGCATTGTTCCAGGATTTGGCGGAGGCGGTATACCACTGAGTTCAATCTTGACAGGTCCAGGATTTGGTGCACCTGTTGGCTACGGAACTCCAGGCATTACACCATCCAGTGGATTCAATGTTGGCGGCGCTTTAAATTCAGCTCTGGCTTTTGTCACAGGATCAGGATCGGCACAGGCACAACCTGTTAGAAATATTAGACCATTGCCTGTTAGTTCAAGCTCATTTGACAATGTCCCAAACATTGACATCACAGGAGTTGGTGTTAACCTTGCTGATACCATTGCTGAAGATCCTACTCGAGCAACTTCTACCGGCGGAAACTTTACAGAATTTTACAACTCTGAAACTGGACTTTACGATGTGTTCAACAACGACACAGGCGAAACGGTCCAAACTGGATTGAATCAACAGGCAGCTATTTTGGCCGCACAAGATCTCAGCATTGGCAACGCAGGCCAGGATCTCAGTGAACGTGCTGTCAATGTCAACCCTGCTAATTTTCCTGCCTACGATGATGAAGGCAATTTATTGCCAGGCTATGCACTAGATGAAAATGAAGAACCTTATTTTGCAGGTTTTGGCACAATACGAACCAATGCGTCAGATGTAAATCTTTCAAACTTTCCAGCCTATGACGACGATGGCAATTTATTGCCAGGCTATGAATTAGACGAAGACAACAATCCAGTGTTTGTTGGTGCTGGTGCCAGCAATCTCAGCGGTCTGCTTAACAACGCAGCCGGCGCTACTAGAGGACTGCTGGATCAAGCTCGTCAACAACAAACCATTAGAGATCAACGACAGAACAAGGCACAGGCCAGCGATTGGCGAGTGCGTTTGCGTCTTGCTCCAAGATCAACCTATCTATACAATGCACCCGATGTTGGTCCTGTGTTGCAACCTTTGAGAAACACCGACGGAGTTATATTTCCATATACCCCAACCATTGACACAGCCTACAAAGCTGAGTATGATGCATACAATCTAACACACTCAAACTACAGAGGATATTTTTACAAAGGCAGTTATGTTGATGCAATCAACATCAAGGCCATGTTTACTGCACAAGACACAGCAGAGGCCAATTATTTGTTGGCAGTGATACACTTTTTCCGCAGTGCTACAAAAATGTTCTATGGCCAAGATGCACAACGAGGATCTCCGCCACCCTTGGTTTATCTCAGTGGACTTGGTGAGTTTCAGTTCAATGAACATCCATGCGTGATCAGTCAATTCAACTATAACCTACCCGGAGATGTCGATTACATTCGAGCGCACAGTGCTAGTATCAACGGCACCAATCTGCAAGTAAACAGAAACAGACAAACCATTGCCGGCAATCCCTTGAGCTATTCTATCAACAGACTGGCCAGTGTGTTTCTAACCAAAGGAGCACTGGACGCAAGATTGTCATCGGGATCTTTGGCTATTGAAGAGCCAACCTATGTTCCAACAAAAATGGACATCAGTCTCACACTGTTCCCAATACAGAGTCGCAGTCAAGTCAGCAAGGAATTCAGTGTCAAGAACTTTGCCAATGGCAACTTACTCAAAGGAGGATTCTGGTAATGAGCAATTACGATACAACCAGTCCGTATTTTACCACTGGATATACTCAGTTCTATCTAGACGTCATGGTCAACAGACCCATACCCAAGTTGGCCGACGACATAACATTTACAATCAATCAAACATATCAGTATAGACCTGATCTATTGGCCTTTGACTTGTATGACACAGCAACGTTGTGGTGGGTGTTCTATCAACGCAACCCCAACACATTGGCCAAGCCCCCGTTGGACTTTGCTGAAGGAGTCACAATCTATCTACCAAAAATAACAACTCTACGTTCAGTGTTGGGATTCTAACATGGCTCAAAGTCTTACCTATCTATACACTGAACGCAGTCGCCTGTTCCAAGACATTTTTAATATACGACAACAGTTGGCCTATGCTGAACAAAATGGCAATCCAGCAGTTGTTTCAGGATTACAAGCTCGATTGCAGGCAGCACAAGAATTACTAGCAGAGGTCAATCGACAAATTCAAATAGAGGAAAACACACAGCAATTGCCAACAGCCAGTGCTGGTAATCTTGTTGACGACGATGCTCGCGGCAGTGTAGAAAATTCAAGAACACAAAATCCTCAAACAGAACCGCAAATTTTACGCAACGGAAGAATTCAACCTGAGCCAGAAACATCCAGCAGTTCAAATGCAACACCCCCGGTGTTGTTGAATTCAGTGGACAGTGGAACAGATGACCCACTGAGACCAATCACTGAAACACAGAGTGTGGCACCTGGTGACAACGAACAGGGCGGCCCTTTGTTGTTGAATCCAGAAATTGACGGAAGAGAAAGCGATTCTGATGTCAACTTTGATGGTGCGCTTAGAATTGACATCAACGGAGTTGGTGCACTGCCGGGTGCAGGTGCTGGCAACGATGACATTGGCAGTAAAAATCCAACCAAAGTTGAAATTGACAATGTGTTCAACGAAGAAAAAATTATTCCTCAGCCCAATGTGTTGGATCAGTATGCCAGCTATACCTACAGTGCCAGTTTGTACTTGATGAGTCGAGACGACTATCAAGCAATGATCAAGACCAAGACAAAAACTCTGCGAGGAGCACAACTGTTGATGCAGAGTGGCGGAGCACCGGTGGGTGATCGCAATCAATTTTTCAGCAACGATTATTACATTGAACGCATTGAATTAAAATCGGCCATCACAGGCAAAGGCACCAATGCTGCACACAATGTCAACAATGTAAAAATGACAGTGGTAGAGCCCAATGGCATCACGTTGATTGGCAATCTTGATCGCGCAGTACAGGCTTACTTGGGATCAGCTGAAGGGAAAAAGAAAAACTTTGCGGCACAGATGTATCTTCTGGTCATACGATTCTATGGCTATGATGATCAAGGAAATCTAGTGCGTGCTGGTGTGGCATCACCGGATGGCATCAGCGATCGCAATGCGTTTGTGGAAAAATGGTATCCATTGGCCATAAACAAAATTGATTTTAAAATTGCCAACAAGTTAGTTGAGTATGAAATTGAAGCTACAAGTCCTAGCTATCAAGTAGCGGCCGGTGCCAATCGTGGATCTATACCTTACAACATTGAACTCAGTGGAGTCACAGTCAAAGATGTATTGAGTGGTCCAGCACAATACACTTCTACAACCACCACAGGTGGCATCACAGTGGATGATGATGGTAATGCATTGTTGCCAGACGATCAAGGTCTAGGCGGCACCACAACAACAACCAATAGTGCGCCAGCCAAAGCTTCGGCTGCACCATCAAACAAAACTACCATTCGTCAAGGTCTGTTTGCTGCCATGAATGAGTATCAACAACAGTTGGTGCGTGACGGAATCTACACATATCCTGATACCTACAGCATTGAATTTGTCAATGCCAGTCTTGAACAGGCCCTGGTCAAAAACAAAGGAAGCACAGACAAGAGCAAGGTTTCTAATTCAACCAGTCAAAACGCAGGCGATCAAAAACTTGGTGCCAAACAAAGTGCCGACAACAACAGCAAGATTACCACAATCACAGCAGGTAGTCAAATAGTACAAGTCATCGATCAAGTGATTAGAAATTCCAGTTATCTTGAGGATCAACAGATTGTGATTTTTGATCCTAACACACAAAAAGAAAAACCCAACGGCGCTGCTGCCAACAACCTGGCCTATTTCAAAATTGGTCTTCAAGCAGTGCCCACTCAGTATGATCCCAAGCGCAATGACTATGCCTATGACATCAAGTACACTGTCAACATTTATAGAATCAACGAATCGGCCAGCAACTACTTTTACGTACCCACATTCAAGGGTGTACACAAACAGTACAACTATTGGTTCACTGGTGAAAACAATGCAGTGTTGAACTATGAACAGTCTATGAACACACTTTATACCAGTGTGCTCAGTGGGGGTTCCAGCAATCCTGCTACCATAATCAATGATGCAATCAAGTTTAACTTTGCTCCAAGCTCAGGAGAGAGTCGTCAGGGTGCTGATGGCAAGGTCAACGAACCTAAAGCCAACCTAGCAGACTATTTGTTCAATCCCGGTGATCTAGCCAACTGCACACTGCAAATTGTGGGAGATCCTGCTTGGTTGCAACAGGGCGAAGCTTTTGCTGGCCTGAGAAAAAATGATCCTTTTTATTTTAGAAGCTTTTTGGCCGACGGCACAATCAACTTTGACAGTCAACAAATATGTTTTGAAATATTGATCAATTCACCGCGCGATTACGACATGAGCACTGGATTGATTGATCCCAATGAGCAAACCACTTACTTTTTAAACGGACGACAACCGGGCGCAGCAAGACAGAGCTATGTGTATCGAGCCAACGAGTGTGTGAGTGAATTCAATCGCGGAAAATTTACACAAACTCTCAAAGGAACATTGAACACTTACTACCCAGATCAAACATTCAAGGCCAATCAGCAGATTGCACAAGGCATACAAATCGACACAATCAATTCTTTGATACAAGGTCGTACAAACTTGGCTGGCCTAGCAGGATCATTGGCCGGAGCATTGAACTTGCCACCATTCTTTAACAGCATAACCGGCTTAACTGGACTAACTAACAGATCAGTGACTGCAGGAGTAAATTCTGTTGGCAATGCTACCAATAACATACTAGGAAGTTCACCCACAAGGCCAGCATTGGAAAATACACCACCCACATCGTCAGGGTTGACAGTGGGATCTCCGGGCGGTTTGGTGGTACCAGAATCTCAAATTAATCAAGCTGTGGATATTGGACCAGCACCTCCACAACAAATGGTTGCTGGTGATGACGCAGGTCTTGAAACCAACGGACCAGAGCTTTTAAATAGAGAAGCATAGGATTTAGGATAAGAAATGGCAGAAAATACACAACGCAGTAGAGGTCGTCCGCAGAATTATAAATTTGATCGCGGCGGCGTTGCTGCAGAAATGGGTCCATATGTTGGCATTGTGGTCAACAATGTTGATGCCATACGATCTGGCCGCTTGCAAGTTTATATTGAAGAATTTGGAGCAACCAACTCCGACGGCAGTCCCAAACTAAATGATCCAACACTGTGGAGAACAGTGAGTTATTGTCCGCCGTTTTATGGTTCGACTCCCATTGATGTAGGCAGTACCAGTGCTGGCGTTGGAACATATCCGGGCAACAGAAACAGCTACGGCATGTGGTTTACTCCTCCGGATCTTGGAGTGCGTGTTGTTTGTTTTTTCATCAACGGCGACCCTAGTCAAGGAATTTATTTAGGCTGTGTGCCCGACTCCGGCACCAATCACATGGTTCCGGCCATTGGTGCCACCAACAAGTATGTGCTTGGCAATGCCAAACAAAAAGAAGTTTTTGCAAACAGTCCAGCCTTGCCTGTGACAGAAATCAACGTACTAAACAATGCCATCAACGAAAATCCAAGATTTTTTGATCAGCCCAAGCCTGTTCAAAGTGTTGTGGCTGGTATTTTGTTTCAGCAAGGCCTCAACAAAGATCCTATACGTGGTCCTATTAGATCCAGCAGTCAACGTGAAAGTCCTAGTTCAGTCTACGGTATATCAACACCGGGTACTGCAATCTATCAAGGCGGCGCAGATCCAAAAACAATTAGAACTCGCCTGGAGAAAGGTGAAATCAAACCTCAAGACATAGCTGTGATTGGCCGCAAAGGCGGACACACATTCGTTATGGACGACGGCGACCTTGATGGCAAAGATACCTTGGTTAGAATTCGCACAGCCAAAGGCCATCAGATTACCATGAGTGACGATGGCGACTGTTTCTTTATCACACACGCCAACGGACAGACTTGGATGGAGTTTGGCAAGCAAGGCACAGTGGATGTGTACAGCACAAACTCAATTAATCTACGCACACAAGGCACACTTAATTTGCATGCCGACAAAAATATCAACATGTATGCTGGCGGATCAATCAAAATGAAATCCAAAGACAAGGTGTTTATTGAATCAACCAAAACAATGGTATTAAATTCCTTGGACAAACTGGTGGTGTCTGCCAAAAAGTATCTGGGCCTACGCAGCGACGGTCCTGTGGCAGTCAAGAGCAAGATTGGCAGTTGGGACGCATCATCGGCGCTGAATCTCAAAGGCAAAGTCATTAACTTAAATGGCGGATCAACAGCAGCGGTTCCTGAAGTCCCAGAGCTTCCAACATTCAAGTTAGCTGGCACTGAATTCAATCCCAACACTGGATGGGAAGTCAAACCAGGCTTAATAGAAACCATTGTGACACGAGCACCCACACATGAACCTTATCCTTATCATGGCAAAGGAGTCAACAACAGCACAAACTTGAACTCTACCAGCAGTGCATCAGATCCAACAGAAGCAACAACTGATGCCATAGCCAACGGCACTGTTGAAACTTCTGCTTTGTTAGCACCAGCCACAGTGGCAAAAACAACCTTGCAAGACAAGGCTGATGCTGCGTTTGTATCAGTTTCTCGTTTGCCAGTGACCAAGCCTATAAGTATTCAAAATTATGTAAGTGAATTCCCGTCGGGATCAGCCATTGGTCAAGAAGCACAAGAAATTTACAATCTTGGTCAACGATTGTCGACACCGCTGGCAACACCAACACAGGTTTCTACCTTACAACAGCAAATTGCCAACGTTGCCAATGCCGAAACACAGATTAGAAGGACATAAGCAAACATGATCACAGCAGAACAAGTCACCGCACTAACAGCTCAGGCAGCTGCCGATGCCGCTTACAGTCCCTACGATCTTGAAAACAATTTGTTGCCAGACTGGCAACTCAACGATGACAATGTACCGGTATACACTGGTCCAGAAATTGCCACAAGAGGGGTAGGACTCTACGGACAGACTCCGGCAGGACTAACGCTGACCGGATATCTCAAACCCGGAACACTGAGTTTGATAACCAGCCCAGAAATGACCTGGACAGTGTTGAACACCCCAGCAGTATGGACAGGCCTGCAGGGCATCAACAGCTTGTTGGATTATCTAAACAATCCAATTTTGCAAAATCTTGCACAGATTGAAATCATGCAAGGAGCATTTCAAGGCTTGTTGGATGCTGGTATTTTGGTTGGAAATGAAAGTGCTCGATATCAAGCAACATTTTTACAACCTGCCACTAGATACGGAGTTGACGCAGTGGTCAGCTGGGTGCTGGGAACAGCCAGTTCCGATCTCACTGACAAAGTAAAAATTGCTGCAAGACAAGGGCAGTATGCCATAGATTTTGTTGAAGTATATGCGTCGTTGCTAAACGCAGGAGTTGACAGTCCTGGTTTTGTTAACACTGTGGATCGAGTTGAATTGGATCAAGCTCTAACAGAAATCATTGGCAACGAAAAGGTTCCAGCAGTGGAATACGCAGACATTGTGCCAGAATTACCAAACTTTGCTATTCCTATAGAATCCGACGAAGAAGGCATTTTCCGCTTTGCACCCGGCAAACCAAAGGCTTAAATACTAAACTATGGCTACATTTATTGGCTTCAACACACAAGAGCAGTTTAAGAAATTCACCCTGGTTGATGACGCATTGATCAAGCGAGATTTTCTTAATGCATTGAACATACGACAAGGGCAGTTGCCAGGTCGTCCTGCCTATGGAACAGTGTTGTGGGACAATTTGTTTGAAAACCAAACCAGCGAAACTGAGTTGGCAATCACCAGAGAAATACAACGTGTAGCCGGCGGCGATCCTAGATTGCAAATCACTGAAATTGACATCTTCCCTCAACAAAACGGCATGCTAATACAGTTGTTATTGACCATTGTTCCCAGCACAGATGCCGAACGTTTGAGCATTTTTTTCGATCAGCAAAACCGCAGAGCCAGTTATATCTGACATCTTAAACTGAGCCGTTTTTCACTGCCATAAATACAAGACCATGGCAAAGACTACTAGACAGACAGCAATATTTGGCGTTGAAGATTGGAAGCGAATCTATCAAACCTATCGTGAAGCAGACTTTCAAAGCTACGATTTTGAAACTTTACGCAAGAGTTTTGTAGACTACTTACGTCTTTATTATCCAGAAACATTCAATGACTACATTGAATCATCAGAATTCATTGCCATGCTTGATGTCATGGCATTTATGGGCCAGTCATTGGCCTTCCGTACAGATTTAAACACACGTGAAAATTATATTGACACAGCCGAACGTAGAGATTCAGTTGTGCGTCTTGCCAATCTAGTAAGTTATACTCCAAAGCGTAATATTTGTGCCAGTGGTTATCTAAAAGTTTTCAGTGTACAAACCACAGAAAACGTCACAGATTTCAACGGTATTGATCTTGCCAACGTCACAGTAAACTGGGCTGATCCCACAAACTTCAACTGGCAAGAGCAGTTTACAGCCATTATCAATGCTTCATTGGTCGACAGTCAACGTTTTGGTCGTCCAGCCAATAGAACAACAATTCTAGGGGTTGATACTTCCGAATATTCTATCAATTTGGTACCAGGCTTCTTGCCAATAATTCCTTACAATGCCACAGTTGATGGTGTCAACATGCCTTTTGAAGCTGTTAATGCCAGCGCAGTGGGCAAGAGTTTTGTTTACGAACCTAGTCCACAGCCCAACGGAATTTTCAATGTTTTGTATCGCAACGATCAGTTGGGATTTAACAGTGCCAACACAGGATATTTCTTCTTGTTCAAGCAAGGCGTACTACAAAATCAAGATTTCAATTTAGCCGATCGTGTTTCAAACAGAACAGTGAACATCAACATTGAAGGTGTCAACAACGAAGACCGTTGGTTATATCAGTTGGACAATGTTGGATCAATTGCCAGCGAATGGCAGTTTGTGGAATCAGTTTATGCTGCCGCGGCAGAACAAACAGGACCAGATCTACGCAAACTATTTTCAGTGACTTCACGAACCAATGACCAGATCACACTGGCCTTTGGTGACGGTGTGTTCAGTGAAATTCCAGTGGGCCAGTTCCGTTGCTATGTTCGTGCATCAAACGGACTTGAATACATTATCAATCCTGAAGAAATGCAGAGCGTGATTCTACCAATCAGCTATGTGAGTCGCACAGGACAGTTAGAAACAATCACATTCACTTGTGGTATCACAACTCCTGTGTCAAATGCTACACCACGTGAAAGCATTGACGAAATCAAGCAACGTGCTCCTGCTAGATATTACACACAGAACCGCATGGTCAACGGCGAAGATTACAACAACTTCCCGTTCACAGCCTACAACTCAATTTTGAAGTCAAAGGCCTTGAACCGCAGTTCAATTGGAACCAGTCGTTATCTTGACTTGGTTGACAACACAGGCAAGTACAGTTCAACCAACACCTTCAGCAGTGACGGTGCCTTGTACGAAGAATTTAACTTGCCAAGTTTCACTTACACATTCTTGACCAACAACGAAATATCAGACGTTATAACCAATCGTGTTCAACCTATTTTGGCTGACACACAGGTTCAACAATTTTATTATGAAAAATTCCCACGTGCAAGTTTATCAGTTCTAAACGTCAGCTGGAACTTGAGCACTTCGTTGGCCAATACAACCACTGGTTATTTCAAGAACCAACTTGGCGCTCCTGTGCCCGTTGGTCCATTTACCAGCGACAACAAACGCTATATTCAAATTGGATCTTTGGTTAAATTTGTACCGCCAGCGGGCTATTACTTTGATGCCAACAACAGATTAAAAGTGGGCACACCAACACGTGCTGATGAAAAATTGGTTATCTGGGCCAGCCCATTAGCAGTTGTGGTTGATGGCACCAGCCAAGGCACAGGAAACTTGCCCGATGGCAGCGGTCCTGTGACTCTAAACAACTATGTGCCAACTGGAGCACTGGCATCGGAAGTTATTCCGGTGTTTGTCACAGATTTACCATCACAATTTGAACAGTCCATGGCTGAACAAATTAGATTGAATAGAAACTTTGGTATTGGCTATGACAGCCTTGGTGGAGTCACTGGTACCCCTGGTACTTGGTATTTGATCACCACTACAAATTTAGATGTTGATGCGGAATGGAGTCAAGCCAATGCAGGCAGCAATGCTGGTCTAGGCAACGACGCAAGTTGGTTGGTAGAATTTGTCACTGACGGCGACACCTACACAATCAGTTATCGAGCACTTGATTATTTCTTTGGATCGGTTCTACAAACAAGATTCTTTTACTACGGAGATCAAAAGATCTACGACAGCAGAACTGGTACAGTGATCAGTGACTTTGTAAAAGTTTTAAAAACAAACAGTCGTCCTGACAGTTCATTGCCACTGGCCGGCGATCTTGAATTAAAGATTGTGGGACAACCTGTGCAGAGTGATGGCTATGTTGACGATTTCCAAGTGTTGGTCAGTTTCCAAGACAGTGATGCTGACGGAGTTCCTGACAATCCAGATTTCTTTTCTGACATTGTGGCCCCAGGAATCAATTCCAGCCAAAAATTAGTATTCCTACAGAAAACTGTGGACTTTGACAATCTAGAAAGATACTTGTTGGTTGAACCCGGCATTGTGAATTCTGAATATGCTACCCTGGATGACATTGAATTGGTCAAGGCCGAGTATGTTGATGGACAAATATTCTACACATATTCAACTGGTTTGTTTTATACATTGGTCATTGATTTTGCCACAGGCGTTAGAAATCTAAATCCTAGAAATGATTTTATTGCCAGAACTGGTCGTCAAAGTTTGTATTTCCAATACAGACACAATTCACCATTGACTTCTAGAATTGACCCAGGAACCACAAACATCATTGATTTGTATGTTGTGACCAACGAATACTATGTTGCATATCAAAACTACATTAGAGATGTCACAGGCACTGTGCCAGAACCCTTGCCACCAACCATTGATCAACTCACAACTACCTATGGTGGTTTACAAGACTACAAGATGATTTCTGATTCTGTGATTCTAAACAGTGTGAATTTCAAACCCTTGTTTGGAGAAAAAGCCGCAGAAGAATTGCGTGCCACTATCAAAGTCATCAAGGCAGCAAATTCAACTGCTAGTGTAAGTGAAATTAAAAATCTAGTGGTAGCCAATTTGAATAATTATTTTACACTTGACAAATGGGACTTTGGTGATACTTTCTACTTCTCAGAATTGGCAGCATATTTGCACGCCGAGATGGGCGGAATCATCAGTTCCGTGGTGCTAGTACCATTGAATCCTCAAAAATCCTTTGGCGACTTATATGAAATAAGATCAGAACCCAACCAAATATTTGTCAACGCAGCCAACGTCAACAATGTTGAAGTTATTGAAGCATTGACCAGCACTAACATTAGAACAGCACCAGGAAGTGGAGTAATTTAATATGGCAAGAGTACGTACAGTAGATTTTTTACCAGAGATTTTTCAAACATCAACCAATCGTCAGTTTTTAAGTGCGACGCTGGATCAACTGGTACAAGAACCTGCCTACAAAAGAATACAAGGCTTTGTTGGTCGTAGAACCGGCCCTGGCGTCAATGCCAACGAAAGCTATGTTGCTGAAACTTCTGCTACTCGGGCCAACTATCAACTTGAGCCCGGCGTAGTTGTCAAAGAAGCAGACAACAACGGCAAAATAAAAAATGCCATAACTTATCCTGGAATAACTGATGCCTTGTCTTTGCAAGGTGCCAATGTTGAACGTGCAGATCGTTTGTACACTAGTGACTACTACACTTGGGATCCGTTTGTTGACTTTGATAAATTTGTAAACTTTGGTCAATACTATTGGTTGCCAGCTGGTCCAGAAAGTGTAAACGTATTTTCGGGCACAGTGCCATTGACTGACAATTTCACAGTCACTAGAGAAAATGGTGTGTACACATTCTCAGGAGTGGCCGGAGAGAATCCAGCTATAACTTTGGTACGTGGCGGAAACTATACTTTCCAAGTAGCACAGAATCAAAAAGAAACAGTCAATTATCGTGTGACCAATCAAGGCACCAGTGCGTACCTTATTGATTATCTGCCCAATCCAACGCTGACATTGGTGCGTGGAAATACCTATGTGTTTGATCTGGTACTCAAAGGCGATTTTCCTTTCTTTATCAAAACTGAACCATCACTGACCAAGAACAATGTTTACAATGACGGTGTGACCAACAACGGTGCTAGCGAAGGTTTGATCACCTTTACTGTTCCCCAAGATGCACCTGACACACTGTACTATGCTAACCCTGTACAGCCAAACATGCAAGGCGTGTTGAATATTATCGACGGTACACCTGGTACTGGTCCTGGTTTCTGGATTCAGACAGACCCAGGGGTCAATGGTCGTATTCCAAGTACACCAAACATCAGTTCACGTGATGTATTGGGGGTGATCAACAACGGCGAAGATCTTGGCACAGTGACTTTTAATGTACCATTGGCCACAGCACAAAATTTTTATTACACACTAGAGAACGTTGCTCCGGTTGATTTAATCACAAATCTCAAGTTCAACCAAATCAACAATCAGTATGTTGAAGTGTTCTTGGCACAGTACGGCGGCATTGATGGCATAGCTGCGTTGGATGGCAAAACAGTTGTATTTTTAAACGAAACAGTTGATGCACAAGACGGCGGCTGGCAACGTACCACACAGTTTGATCCTGTGTCTCCGGGTGCTGCCAATGCTGGTTTACCAGGTACCTATGATACCACACTGTTTGATCAAACCACAGACATTCTTCCAGAGCAGCGTTATACAGTCTGGCAAATTCGCTATGTGACCACCGACGACGGTTCACAGTATATCAACTTGGTCAGCGTGAGAAACGTTGAGCAATTACAAAAATTCAGTATCTTGTATGGTACTACCTATTCCAGCACTCAATGGTACAAGACCGCCGAAGGATATTTTGAACAGATTCCTTTGTTGACTGCTGTAAAAGATGTACTGTATTATCAAGATGGCACAGACCCTGGCATTTTTGGTCGTTTCAAGTTGATCAATCAGGATCAAGCCAACACGTTGGATATCAGCGACATCCTGGGCAAAAAGACATATACCAGTCCCAATGGAGTGGTATTCACCAATGGATTAAAGGTACAATTTGTTGGACAAGTAAGTCCTGCCAGTTATCAAAATCAAGAATACTATGTTGAAGGCGTGGGTACAGCAATTAGACTGTTGCCAGTTTCAAACTATGTGACTCCTGAAACATATACCAAGAGTTCAACAGTGCCCTATGACTCAACAGGCTATGACATTGGCAACTACGATGCCAGTTTGAATCAACCTTTGATTCCAGATTACATAACCATTAACAAGGCCAGTCCTGACTTAAATGCCTGGACACGTAGCAATCGTTGGACTCATATTGATGTAATCAATGCCACAGCTGAATACAACAACACTGTGGCTGTGATTGACAATGCATTCCGAGCCAAGCGTCCAATTCTAGAATTCCGTGCAGGTCTTCGACTATATGACTTTGGTACACAAGGAAAACAACCAGTTGACATTATTGATTTTCAAACAACTGATGCACTCAGCAACATCAACGGCACAGTTGGTTATGGTGTTGACGGCTACAGTTTTATTTCTGGAACACGAGTAATATTTGCTGCGGACCAAGATCCGCAGGTCAGAAACAAGATATACACAGTGGAGTTTATTACTCCTGACAGTGTGAATCCATTGATTGCACAACCAATTATCAATTTGGTGCCTGCCAGCGATGCTGATGTATCTATTGATCAAACAGTGGTTTGTTTAAGTGGTATAAATCAACAAGGAAAAAGTTTTTACTTTGACGGTGTGGCCTGGTTGCCAGCACAGTTAAAGACCGGAGTAAATCAAGCTCCGTTGTTTAACATCTACGATCAAACCGGCGTCAGCCTTGGCAATCGAGCAAAATATCCAAGTACATCTTTCCGCGGAAACAAGTTGTTCTCCTACAAACAAGGTGTTGGTCCTGTTGATCAAGTCTTGGGATTCCCTCTAAGTTATCTCAGTTTAGCCAACGTGGGTGACATTGTTTTTGAAAACAATCTTTACACTGACACTTTTATCTATACCAAAGACAGTGTGAGTACCACAGAAAATGTCAGCGTGGGTGTGGTTAGAGAATATCTTGATCGAACTGTTTACAGCGATCAGTTGGGTTGGAACCGAGCAATAACCAAGAGCATAACTCGTCAGCAGTTTAGATTCCAATATGATGGACAACCACTGATTCTAGACGTCAAAGCTCTCGTGGATTTGGAAATTCCTGGTGTACAAATATATGTTGGTTCTAAATTTGTAGAGCCAAACTCTTACACAGTTCAAACCACCAGCAACAGTACCACAATAACATTGAACAATGTTTATGTGCCTGGCGACGTTATCGAAGTTGATGTAATCAGCGATCAAGCCAGCAAAATTGGTTTCTATCAAGTTCCAATCAACTTGGAAAATAATCCACTGAATGAAAACAGTTCAACATTTACACTAGGAACAGTGCGTAGTCATTATGAAACCATTGGCGAAAATTTAAAAGACATCTCAGGTCCAATCAACGGTGCCAACAACACCAGAGATTTGGGCAACATTGGTCGCTACGGAACAAATATTCTACAACAAAGTGCACCGTTGACCATGGCTGGCTATTTCATGCGCAGTACAGACTACAACATTTTCAGCGCACTGGAATACAACAGCAGAGAATACGAAAAATTCAAAGCTCAATTGATGGACACTGTGGTTCGTAATGATTATACCAATTACACAATTCCAGACATGTTGACTGCAGCCATATCTGATATAACAACAGGTCGTACCAATGTCAATCCTTTCTACTGGACTGACATGTTGCCAGCTAGTTCAGTTTACACTGAATTAAAAACAACCATTACTCCAATTTCAACCAATGAGTTTGATCTAACAACAACCTATGATTTCAACAGTTCAAACTATCAAAGCGTATTGGTATACGTCAATGATGTTTTGTTGACCTATGGTTATGACTACACTGTAGCCACAGATGCACCACGCTTGACAATCACAGTTCCATTGAGTGTGGGCGACGTGGTTAGAATACAAGAATACGATTTTACCTACGGTAGTTTTGTACCTAACACACCAACCAAGTTGGGATTGTATCCTGCATTCAAACCCCAGATCTATCTTGACACCACTTATATAAATCCTACCTTGGTTATCCAAGGACACGATGGCAGCAAAACTATTGCGTTTGGAGACTTCCGCGATCAACTGTTGTTGGAATTTGAAACAAGAATTTTTAACAATTTAAAAATCAAATCTGACATTCCACTAAAAGTCACCGAAGTGATTCCTGGTCAATTCCGTACCACAGACTACACACTGTCTGAAATCAATGAAATCTTGTCTTTGGATTTCTTGAGCTGGGTAGGCTGGAACAAGTTGGATTACAAAAATCAAGCCTTTGATGCCAACAACGAATTCACATGGAATTACAGTGCATCTGGCAACAAACTGACCACTGTTGAGAACAATTCACTGACTGACAAACCATTGACCATTGGTGCTTGGAGAGGTATCTATAGATATTTCTATGACACAGATTATCCTGATACACGTCCTTGGGAAATGTTGGGATTCAGCCAAGAGCCAACCTGGTGGGAAGATGTATACGGACCTGCACCATACACCAGCGACAACTTGGTGTTGTGGGACGATCTAGCTCAAGGCCGTGTGGCTGATCCTGCTGGAGAATATTTCCGTCCCGAATTTGCAAGACCAAGATTACAACAAGTTATTCCAACAGGAACCGAAGGACAATTAGTAAGTCCGTTTGACAGTGTTGTTGGATATTACGATTCAAGTCAGTTCCAAAAGTCATGGGTATTCGGCGATGGCGGCCCTGTTGAAGCCACTTGGTTCAAGAGTTCTAGCTATCCATTTGCTATCATGCGTTTGTTGGCCCTGACTCGCCCAGCAGAATTTTTCTCATTGTTTGCTGACAGAGATCTTTACAAATTTAATTCTGAATACAACCAGTATCTATACAACAATAGATACCGACTTGACGCCAGTGGCGTTGAAGTCTACGGCAATGGTATCAGCAAAGCCAGTTTCATTGACTGGATCATTGACTACAATCAACAACTGGGTAGAAACAGCTCAGAAAGATTGACTGAAGAACTAAAAAATCTTGATGTTCGTTTGTGCTACCGCATGGGAAGTTTCACAGACAAACAATATCTAAAGATTTACACAGAAAAATCCAGTCCAAACAGTTTGAACTCTAGCTTGCTGTTGCCCGACGAGAGCTACAATTTGTTGGTGTACAAGAATCAACCGTTTGAGAGAATTGTTTATAGTTCAGTGATTGTTCAACGGGTAGATGACGGATACGCAGTCTACGGATACAGTATAACTCAACCATTCTTTAATATTTTGGCCAGCAGAACAGCCGGCACAAAAACCACAATTGAAGCCGGTGGCTCCGTTGTCACGGTGCCTAATGAATATACCACCGACGTTGTTCAGGTTCCTTATGGATACGTTTTTGCCAACCGCACAGTGGTAGTTGACTTCTTGTTGAGCTACGGTGCTTTATTGGCCAGCCAAGGCTTGGTGTTTGACGATAGAGAAAACGGCCGTTCCTTGAACTGGAATCAAATGGCCCAGGAATTTTTATACTGGTCAAATCAAGGTTGGGACACAGGCAGTGTAATCAACTTGAATCCCACAGCATACTCATTGACAGCAATTAATCCTCAAGCAATTGTTGATACCGTGATAGCACAAACTCCAGAAAATCTAATCTTAGATCAAAACAGAACTACATTGCCTGTGCGAGATCTAGTAGTAGATCGCTATGAAAATGTGTTTAAGATTTCTTCATTGAGCAATCAAACTATTTCATACTTGGATTTAAAATTTACCAGTTATGAAAGCATGGTGGTGCTAGACAATGTCAGTATCTTCAACGACTTGATCTATGATCCAGTGACTGGTGCTCGTCAAAATCGTATCAACGTATCAGCAGCTGTCAGTGCCGACTGGAATGGTCAACTTGATGCCCAAGGCTTTATCCTCAACGACAACAACACTGTTCGAGAGTGGCAACCAAATCAAAAGTATGCCAAGGGCGAAATTGTACTTTACAAAAACAACTACTGGTCTGCACAAACCATTGTTCAACCCAGTGTTGAATTTAGATACAGTGACTGGGTAAAGAGTGACTACACCAAGATACAAAGAGGATTGTTGGAGAATATACCTAACAAAGCCGATCAGTTGGCCAACAGCTACAGCACTGACTCAGCAAATCTTGAAAGCGATCAAGATCTATTGAGCTATGGTTTGATTGGATTCCGTCCTCGCGAATACATGAGTGCTTTGAATCTCGATGATGTTAGTCAGGTCAACGTATACAAACAGTTTTTAAAGAACAAGGGAACCATACAAAGTATTCAGTTGTTGGGCAATGCCAATCTTGGCAAAGAAGTTGCAGAATATGATGTATTTGAAAACTGGGCTGTTCAACGAGCCACTTACGGTGCAAATGCTAATCGCAGTTTCTTTGAATTGCGATTAAACGAAGCATTGTTGCAGAGTGATCCGGCTGTGGTACAAATTGTTCAACCACAGCAGATCAGTGATGCTGATCAAAAAATATTGTTGAGTGATATCTGGAGACAAAGCTATAAACTGCCAAACACAGATATTTTACCAACCACAAATACAACACCTACAGACACTGCACTGCCAAGTGCTGGCTATGTTAACATAGATGATGTTGATCTCACTGTGTTTTCTTTGACTGGAAATCTAGGTATTACTCCGGCTGTGCTTGACACAATTGGAACAGGAACAACTATCTGGGCTGCAAAAAGCAACAGCTATGATTGGAATATCTACAGATGCAGCAACGTACCTGGATTTGTGCGCTCAGTGAGTTCAAATCTCAATACTACCAGTACTGTGACTTTCAGTGTGGCACACAACCTTTCAGTGGACAACATCATTGTTATTCGTTTGTTTGACCCTCGAGTAGATGGTGTTTATCGTGTGATTGGCGTGCCTGATCTTACCAGCGTTGTAATTGAATTATCGCTTGGCAATGCCAACGGCGGATCTATTGTTGGCAATGGTGTAGCATACTTCTTGCAGACCATGCGAGTTGCACAGGCCAGCGATGCAGCCAACTTGCCTTACGTTAACGAGTTGACATCAGGTGCCAGAGTTTGGGTAGACAACGACGGCACTGGCCACTGGCAGGTTATTGAAAAACAACAACCGTTTACGGCCAACTATACAATCAACCCCTCTGCTCCAATTGTTAATTCTCAATACGGTGCAAGTGTAGCACAGGGTCAAAACAATATCATAGCATTGGTCGGCAGTCCTGGATACAACTCCACTGGTGCTGTTTACCCATATGTACGAAATGTTGACAATCAATATGCACAAAGTTCAATTTTAACTTTGAATTCTACTGCTGTTGTTGGTTTTGGAAATGCAGTTGACATTGGCAGTCAAAATTGGTGCGTGGCTGGAGCAAGTCAAAGTAATAGCAATCAAGGCTATGCCAGCATAATTTACCGAGCTGAAAACAGCAATGCGTTTGAACAATCACAGTTGTTGGTTTCACCTGATGCAGACTTTGGAACTGAAAGATTTGGTTCAGCAGTATCAATCAGCCAGGATGAAAGATGGCTGTATGTTGGCGCACCTGGCAAAAACAAAGTGCATGCCTATGGAAGAATTGACATACCAGAAGAATCAGTAAGATACACCACTGATGGATTGAATAGAATTTTCTCCTACAATCAGAACATTGAAATCAGCAGTGATCAACAGATCAATGTGGTTTTAAACAACAGACTGTTGACATACATTGTGGATTACACAGTCACTGGAGTCAGTGTGGTATTGACTGATGTACCTCCACCTGGACAGACCCTGATTATTTCTCGTAAAACTGGACAAAAACTTGATTCCGAGGTCTACTATAATGTTGTTCAAAACTCAACATCTGGCACTGGCACTGGCGCAAAATTCACAGTGGACAGAACTCGAGGAACTTATTCAGTTTCGCTGACTGCTCCTGGTATCAACTACAGTGTTGGAAACACCTTGACTATCGATGCTGCAACCATTGGTGGAGGAACTAGTCCAGCCAACGACTTGGTCATAACAGTGACTGGTGTGACCAGCGGCGGAATCACATCATTTACCTATGCTGGTAGTGGAGTCAGCAACACTTCAACATTTGATCTTGCTCCATATTTGTACTCTGCGACCAATATTTTCTCATTTACAGTCACAGTAGACGGGGTGTTGCAACGTCCATTTATTGACTACAGTTTTGCTGGAACCACGTTGACATTTATAAACAACCCAGCAGCTGGTGCAAGCATTTCTGTGTTTGCCAAGACCTATTTCAAGTATGTGGCCACACTTCAAGTTGCTGGATTACCTAGCACTGCAAATTTTGGAGCCAGCATAGCTTCATCCACTGACGGACGTCAGATAGCAATTGGAGCTCCTAACAACACAGTCAACGGCAATACCAATGCAGGATCAATATACGTCTTTGATCGCAGTGTGACCAGATACGTAGTTGACAATGTCAACCAATTGACCTATTCGATTCCTACTGCGGCTGTTAATCCAGTGGCAGTATTGGTCAATGGAACATTCTTGACTGACCAAGATGAATATCTCAACGGTCAATACAGTGTTGATCTGGGCAATCATACTATAACTTTAAATTCCAGCGCGACATTGCAAGTTGGAGATATCATTGAAATTGAAAGCAACATCTTTAGATTGATACAACAGATCGATGCCAATGCACCATTTGGAGCAGCCAACTTTGGTTCAGCTGTTGATATGTGTTCAAACAATTGCAGTGTTTATGTAGGAGCCCCCAACGATGGCACAGTAATGTCGGGTGCTGGCTCAGTGGAACGTCGAGTAAATCAAGCTAGAGTTTATGGAATTATTTCTTCCACAAATGTCAATCCTTCACTGACTGCCGGTAATACAATACGCATCAACAACACCGAAGTAGCAGTTCCAAATTCTCCTAACAACAATGTGGCTGGACTGGCTTCGGCCATTGTGGCAGCTGGAATACCAAACGTCACAGCCACAGTTTCAGACGGCAAAATCACTATATCTGTGCTCAATGTTGAAGCAGCCAACGAATTCAATCGACTAACTGTATTACCTGGAGTATCTGGCACAGCATTTAGTGATCTTGGATTTGATTCCTACGCATACACACAAACAATTACCAGCCCTAACCCAGTGGTATCAGCAGGGTTTGGTAGCGCAGTGTTTGTTGACAGCGAAGCTGACAACCTAGTGGTTGGAGCACCGCGTGGAGATGTATATCAGCCAGTGACCTTCGACCTCAATAGAACATACTTTGATGATCGAAGCACTGTGTTCTCTTCTACTGAAGTTCAAAGTGGTGTGGTTTATACCTTTGATTACTTGCCAAGTGCCGAGGACTCAATTGCCTCACCGGGACAATTCATATTTGGTCAGCAGATCTACGATGACAATGTCAAGCCGTTGGATCAGTGGGGTACCTCAGTTAGCTATGTCAATGGAAGACTTTTGGTAGGTAGCCCAGGCAGCGATCTTGAAGACAGCACCTTGAGCAACTTCAACTATGGTCGTGTGGCAGTGTTCAATAACTTTGAAAGAAAACCAGCCTGGTCAGTGATTCATCAACAACAGCCAGTGGTAGACATCTATCTGTTGAATTCAGTGTACATGTACAACCAATTGTTGTCCAACAAGACTTACTTCTTTGATTTCTTCAATCCTTTGCAAGGAAAAATCCTTGGAGTTGCTCGTCAAAACATCAACTATATCAGCACAGTTGATCCTGCCAAGTACAATGTTGGCACAGTAAACAACAATGGTAATTTCTGGGCCGACAACAATGTTGGAGAAATTTGGTGGGATATCACCAGTGTGAGATTCATTGATCCAAATCAAGACGACATTACCTATGCCAGCCGTCGCTGGGGACAAGTTTTCCCTGGAAGTCGTGTTGAAATATATCAGTGGGTCAAGAGTGATGTTCCTCCTGCACAGTACGCAGGTCCTGGCACACCATACAGCTTTGACAGCTACACAGTCAACACAAGCCTAACTTCACAAGGAATTTTTGCCACACAATATTATTTCTGGGTCACTGGCATTGACACCATTGCCACAGAGTCTGGAAAAACTCTCAGCACCACAGGAATTGCTAGATACATTGAAAGTCCAAGAAGCAGTGGAGTGCCTTATATTGCGCCTCTCAATGCAAATACCATAGCAATTTACAATGGTCTAGAATATATCTCAGCTCAGGACACGATCATTCACGTTGAATACGACAGAGAGTTTACAACTGACAACATTCACGTTGAATATGAATTGATTGCACAAAATCGTCCAGACAGTTTCTTGAGCAGTGGCCTGTATAGAAAATTACAAGACAGTTTCTGCGGAGTCAACTCCACTGGTGCTCTAGTTCCAGACCCAACTTTGAGTCCCCCAGAACGTTATGGAGTACAGTTCCGCCCAAGACAAAGCATGTTTGCAGATCGTTTTGCGGCGTTGGAAAACTATTTGGTTAGAGCAAACAACATATTGAAAAACTTCCCTATAGTGGAAACACGTAGATTCAATCTGTTGAACAGCCAAGAGCCAGAGCCAACAGTTTCCAGCGGTGAATGGAACATGCGTTTGGCAAATATTGAACAGCTTGGCTATCAAGATCTAGCAGAAGTCCCAGTGGGCTACAAGTACCTTGTTGTCAGCGACAGCACCAACAACGGTCTATGGACAATTTACACTGTAGTCACATCTGTACTACCAGGATCCCCAAAGACCACTCAGTTGAGTCGAGTACAAACCTACGATACCAGAAGATATTGGTATCACATTGACTGGTATGAGCCTGGATACAACAGTAGTATTGTTCCAATCACTGAAGTTCCAGTGTACTCGTTGTTGGATACGTTGACTTTGGATCAAGCTCCTATAGGCAGCAGTGTCAAAGTCACTAGAAACGCACAAGGCAAATTTGAAATTTATCTACGCACAGACACAGGCTGGAACAGAGTTGGTTTGCAAGACGGAACAATTCAGTTCAGTGAAGATTTGTGGAACTATGCTGTTGGAAGATTTGGTTTTGACGTTGAAGTATTTGACGCTCAGTATTTTGACCAAGAGCCCACAATTGAAACACGCAAAATTATTCAAGCCATCAACGAAGAATTGTTTGTTGAAGAACTTCAAATTGAACGCAATAGAACTTTGATATTGATGTTTAATTTTATTCTCAGTGAATTTACCAACCCAGAGTGGTTGGTCAAGACCAGCTTGATCGACGTTGAGCACAAAATTCGTGAACTGGTTCCATTCCAGGTATTTAGACAAGACAATCAAGAATTTGTATTGGATTACATTCAAGAGGTCAAGCCTTATCACGTGCAGATTCGCGAGTTCAATCTAGCATACAACGGCTTTGATATCTATCAAGGCACAATGACTGACTTTGACAATCCAGCATATTACAATACCAATCTGTTGATTCCTCAATTTGTAAGTCCAATACTGTTGCCTTACACACAAAGTACTGCGGTTGGAACAGGAACACCGAGCTCTATCAGCGACACGCCGGCCAATGCCGACATATGGGATCAATTGCCATGGAACCAGTGGTACAACAATTACCTGTTGACAGTTCAAGAAGTTATTGTGATTGACGGTGGCCAGGGTTATACTGAGCCTCCAGAAATTGTGATCAGTGGTACTTGTATTGTAGAACCAACTATGCGAGCTGTAATAAACTCAGCAGGACAAGTTATTGGAGTAGATGTTATTGATCCAGGTGAAGGATTCTCTACTGAATGTGTGATTTCCTTTGAAGCTGGCAATGGCTCAGGTGCAAGAGCAGTTGCTGTCATGGGCAACGGTTTGGTTAGAGCAATAAAAACTGTGATCAAGTATGACAGATATCAATATACCAGCGATGTAGTAGATTGGCAAGCAAACGTTGTTTACAACACTGGCGAAATGGTTCGTTATTTTGACCAGGTATGGTCGGCCAACAGCAATGTACAAGGACCTGTGTTTGATCCACAACAATGGACCTTGGTAAATCCAGCATCATTGAGCGGAGTTGACAGAACCTTTGGTTTGTATGCTCCAACACCCAATGAACCTGGCAGAGATTTGCCATTGTTAATTGACGGTATAGACTATCCGGGAGTTCAAGTATTTGGACCATTGTTCAGTCAAAACACTGGTTATGACGTGGGCAACTATGATATCAATCCATACGATAACATCAGTTATGGTCCAGAAGGTCGTCCAACATATGATCCAAAGATTTTAAATGCTATCTACGAAAGTTCATATCTTGACATCTATCTTGGAACAAGACCCACAGATGTCAATGTAGACGGTGGAGAATATGTTGACACTTATAGCAGTCATGCACCGCAAGAACTGATTCCTGGTGCAGAGTTTGATACCTTGGACTTGCGTGTTTACACAAGACCTGGCAGTGACTGGTCTGGTGACGGCCATGGTTTTGCTGAGTACAGTCAAAATGTCATAGTAGATCAAGTGCCAGCAGTGTATGATTTTAGTTCTTGGTACAACTTTGTTCCGTACTTTGTGACCATGACATTGTTCAACCAAACCACAGGAGTAGAACTACTGCCTGATGTAAACTACACAGTTGATTGGGTGGCTCAAACATTCACTGTACAATCTGGTATAAATGTTGGTGACACTCTGTCTGGCACAGGCTATGCACTAGGTGGCGGCAATCAGTTGTTCAGAGAAAAGTACACTGGCAACGGTGGTCTCAACTCTGTTGTGATTCCTGTTCAATACAATCAAATATCTGAAGTTGTGGTCTGGGTCAACGGACAACCCTACACTGGTGTAAACTATGTTGCTTCACCAAGCAACACTACCACTGTGACATTTGATACCACATTTACAAGCAACGATGCAATTGTGTTGTATGCGCTTGGACCAACCACAATCGGCAATACCACTGTGAATTACAGTTGGAGTGCTCCGGTCACTCAATACATTGTTGGCGACGGAAACTTGTCGTTTACATTGGAAAACAGTTTGGAATACACCAATCCTGTGAACTTGATTGTAAACGTAAACGGAGTTAGAGCTAGAACAGCTGCCGGAAGAAAACACATTGGCGATGGAAGCTCTGCTTACTTGTTGCCAGAACGTTTGGGATTCTCTCAAGCTATTATAGCAGACCCAGAAGTATTGGTATACGTTGATGATATTCCTCAAACTTTGGGTGTTGATTATTTTGTTGAACCGTTTGACGGAACTCCGCGAGCAGTTGAATTTGCAGTTCCTCCTGCTATTGGACAACACATTTTGGTTGCTGTGACAACTCGCACACAATGTTATATCAACGGAGATCAACTGGTGTTTAACCCAACACAGGGCCTAATTCCAGTGGATGGCGATATTATCACTGTTATAACATGGAATGATACACGTCAGCAAGACATTTTAACTGAAGTATTTGTTGGTCCTATATCCACTGGTGCCACAGTAGTTGAAGGCTATGACACCACTGATTTTGATGCTGGCAATGTTTCAGAAGAACCTGGATCATTTGACTATGCTGAAGGTGTGATTGTGACTGTGAACGATTTGCAATTGAACCGCGTGATCACTGATCCAAGTAGACTGTGGGTGACTCTCAACGGAGATAGATTGTTCTACGGCAATGGATTTACTATTTCTAATGAAGAATTGATATTGGCATCTGGTACACTAGGTCCATTAGACGTGGTTATGATCACAGAATTTACCAATTCTACAGTGCCTGATGCTATGGCATTCCGCATATTCCAAGACATGCGTGGTGTACAAGCTACCTACAGAATCACAGCAAAGACCACAACAACATTGACTCAACAGTTGCGTCAGTACGATGACATAGCTTATGTTGACAATGCTTCTGCACTTGATATTCCTGATCTAGAGAAAAATATCTGGGGAGTATTCACAGTCAACGGTGAAAGAATCATGTACCGAGAGATTGATTACACATTGAACACAGTGAGTGGTCTGCGCAGAGGCACTGCTGGTACAGGTGCAGCTGAACATGCCGCTGGTTCCTTTGTGTACAATCTTGGACGTGGAAATCTAATGCCAGAAGAATTCCAAAATTATGTCGATGGCAATACATTTGTAGGAGATGGATCTAGTACTGAATTTACAACAGATATCATGATTGACAATCGTCCATTGGTATATGTTGGCGGATCAGTTGAAGTTAGACTCAACGGAGTGCTTCAAGACTCCAATACCTACGCAGTGACTTCAGTGGAGCCAGTGAGTGTGGAGTTCACCGACAGTATTCCAACTGCTGGAACAATTGTTCGAATCACTGTGATTGATACCATGAGTGTGTCAACAACACAAACATTCACAGCCACAGGATCAACCAGTCGATTCTCAACCACAATTGATATTGGGTTGGTTGAGCAACCAACTTCGAACTATGTGGTAGACAATTTTGAGCCAGTGACTGTGACATTCAATACTCCAGTACCAACAGGACAAGTGGTTTACATAACCACAACTGACAATACTACCAAATTCAACTACTCATTCAGTGACGGAGTAGATGCCACATTTACCAGCGACATTGATTTGGCACAACCAATTCGTGTGTTTGTAGCTGGAATACAAAAGACAAACAATGTGGACTACACTGTGACAGCACTGGACCCAGTGGCTGTTGTGTTTGTTGATCCTGTACCTAGCGGACAAGAAGTTGAAATTTTGGTAAGAAAAGGAGTTAATTGGTACCAGCCCGGAATTGATACTCCTAGCAACGGTGTAGCTCTTCAGGATACAAATACTCAGGCCGCAAGGTTCTTGAGGGGGCTTTAAACTAAGGTAAATAACGTATGACACAAAATACCACACAGAACCAGCCGGCACCGCAACAGCCGGCTCCAAAAAAACCCAACGAAACTGGATCAGTATCGGTGGAAGGATTTGTACGTATTTTTGACCCAGTAAACAAAGAAGTATTTGTGGAGAAAAGAGCATGATTCAGCCGGGCTTGGCAAAAATTGAAGGATTTGTTAAAATCTTTGACCCTGTATCGGGCGAGGTTTTAGTAGATAAAAAGAACGCTATTCATTATGAGAATATTTCAATCTCAATGGCACAGACTTTGGCCAACAGAGATCTAGGCTGGATTTACGTTATGGCATTTGGCAATGGTGGATCCAGTGTGGACCCAACCGGAGTTATTACATATTTGCCTCCCAACGTCACTGGTCAAAACGCTGACTTGTACAACGAAACCTATGAAAAGGTAGTTGACGACAATTCAGCATCAAACACTGATCCTGCAAACAACAATCTAACAGTATTGCATACCACTGGTAAAGTTTATACTGATATTTTGGTCAGCTGTTTGTTGGACTACGGTGAGCCACCGGGGCAACAAGCATTTGATAACAGCACAAACTTCAATGGTGAATTTGTGTTTGACGAATTAGGACTAAAAACGTGGAATGGTAGTGCAACAGATCTACGTTTAATTACACATGTGATATTTCATCCAGTGCAAAAAAGTTTGAATAGACAGATACAAATAGATTATACTTTGCGTATCCAAACCTTGACCAACTTGAGTGCTGCATAAATATGTACATATTATTGCTGAATAAATAAAGATAGGACGGAGTAAACAACATGGCATATACAATTAACTTAACTGATGGAACCATATTTGCTACTATTGCAGATGGTACTATCAACACCCAATCAAGCATGGTTTTAGTAGGTAAAAACTATGCGGGCTACGGTGAATTTTTAGATGAAAACTTTATCCACTTGTTGGAAAATTCATCTAATACCACGGCACCTAGTGCTCCTTTAGAAGGACAATTGTGGTGGGATTCAGGCAATAGCTTACTCAAAGTTTATAACGGTTCAACCTTTAAAACTATCAGTGCTGCCACAGCCAGTTCAACAGCTCCGTCAAACAACGTGACTGGCGATTTGTGGTACGACACTGTGAACCAACAGTTAAAAGTTTGGACTGGCAGTGCATTCTTATTGGTTGGTCCAGCGTTTACCGCAGGTACAGGCACAACAGGCGCCATTGTTGATACTATTGTTGACAACACCAGTGTAAGCCACGTCGTGATCAAATTCTTCGTTGAAGATGATGTAGTGGGTATCATGAGTAAAGATGCCACATTCACACCACAAGCAGGTATCTCTGGTTTTACTACAGTACGTCCTGGTTTCCAGTTGGCCACAACAGTGGGCGCACAGACACCATTGTTCCAAGGTACAGCTACAGACGCACAGACATTGGATGGTGTTGACTCTACAGGATTCTTAAGCGCAATTTCAAACGACACTACTAGTGGCACACTAGGCATTTTGAATGATGGTGGTCTATCAGTTGGTGTTGATCAAGACTTGAGATTGAGCGTTGTTGGAACAACAGCAACCATTTCTAATCAAACCTCCAATGGTAATATTGCATTCAGCGTAAACATTGGTGGAACTCCAACTACAGTTATGACAATCAATGGTGCCAATGGTACCATCAGCGGTAATCAAATCAACGCCAACTATGCTGACGTTGCAGAACGTTTTGAAGCCGATGTAGTTGACTTACCAGCCGGAACTGTTGTAGAATTAGGCGGAGCCAAAGAAATTACCAAAGTCACTGCTGAATTGAGTGATAATGTGTTTGGTGTGATAAGTACACAAGCAGCTTATTTGATGAACAGCCGAGCTGGTACAGATTCCACACATCCACCTGTTGCAATGACAGGACGTGTGCCTGTTAATACCGTTGGCACAGTTCGCAAAGGAGATCGATTGGTATCAGCCGGTAATGGTCTAGCAAGAGCTGCCAAGCCCGGTGAAGCCACAGCGTTTAACGTAATCGGCCGTGCTCTAGCAGATAAAACTAGTGCAGAAGAAGGCACCGTTGAAGCAATTGTGACGATCAAATAATTAGGAATAAAAAATGACATATTCAGTAGGCGGATTAATACAAGCAACAGACTACAACGGTTTCGCAAGCACAACCTCAGGGGCCAACGTAAACAGTATATGGGGAGCTGGAACCGGCGATGCAGGATATGGTCAATCAACTACCCTGGCAACTGTAAGTACTGGCGGAACAGTGACAGCAACACAGTGGGCTAGTTTGGTTAATAGAATTAGCAGTATGGCCAGCCATCAAGGAACCACAATAACATCAAGAACAGCTCCAGTGGCTGGTAATTTGATTCAGGTGTTGGCAGCAGTGAACACTGACTTGACAGCAATTACCAATGCTCGCGGAAATGCTGCGGCCAATGGCACACAATACGGCACATTTACAGGATCAGTTTCTAAAACAACAGCAACTGGTAGTGGTAGTACTTCATGGACTATTACATTTACACATACAATTACTTTTGCCAGCGCCGATGCAGCACGTTATTTCTTTAACGCAGGCGGTCGTATCAAGTGGGAAACATCAAAAACTTCAACTGGCAACGTAGCTGACGGTGAGTGGAACGATTTGGCCAATACTTTGGTTGGTGATATTTTTATTACCGGCGGTACAGGCACACAAACAATTGCAGGCACTGCATACACAGGTACAACCAAAGTTGGTGGTACAGGCACACCAACAACATTGTTGACCACAACTGGTTGGTATGATTTGACTACTACTGATACCAATATCTATCGTCAGTTCGCTGACACAGCACCTTACACAGGTCAGTACATCAATCTTGCTGCTAGAACAGCAGGTACTGGCACACAGTTGGTGTTGACTACTACCTGGGTTGATCCAGGTGGTTCTCCAGTGGGATCATCGGACGTGATCAACGGTGGTACCGCAGTCACAAGTCCAGCAACCTCAATTGGTGCTGCCACAGCTCCAACTACTTTGGTCACATATTTCCCACCAAGCACAACATATCTAACAGAAGCTACCTGGGGAACTCCAACAATTGCAGCCACAGTAGCTTAATATCTCAAACGTTTTACCAAAAGGGTCTTCGGACCCTTTACTTTTATCATTTTCTGTAGTACAATAATTCAATGAATACTGAACAAATGATCTCCCATGCCCGTGCTCGTTTTGATCACGCACAAGCTCGCCGAGTGCTCAAAGAAAAGTATCAAGCCAAAATGACATTTGCACACGCCGGCGGAATGTGGCGTGCCGGGCCAGAGCTTAACAACATGATATTCACCTGTGGACGCATGGGAGAAATTGTGTTGCCTGATTTGTATGAAAACCCCGTCAAGGTTGATTCCAAAGAATTATTGGCACTGAGTCAAGAGCGATGGAACGAACAAATGAACGCCTGGCATATTGAATACGAAGAACTAAACAAAAAACGATGACCACTGGTGCTGTAATCTTTGCCTACAACAATGAAAAAATAGACTATGTGGCCATGGCTGCATGGTCCGCCAGCAACATTCGCAGGCACCTGGGCATACCAGTTTGTTTGATCACAAATCAATTGGAATCTCATGATTCATTTGATCAAGTTATATGCACAGAAACCGGGCACAGTACAAACACTCGTCACTTTTCTGATGTAGGATCAGTGACCTGGCACAATCTCAACAGAATGAGTGTGTATGATCTCACACCTTGGAATCAAACCCTAGTACTGGATGCAGACTATGTTGTGGCCAGTGATCAACTAAAAGTATTGTTAGACAGCCCAGAAAATTTTATGTGCCATAGAACAGCTTACGATATCACTGGTTTGCAAACATTTGACGATCTCAATGTGTTTGGTCGCCATTGTTTTCCTATGTGGTGGGCCACTGTGATGATGTTTAGAAAAAGCACACAAGCACAGTTGATATTTGAGGCCATGTCTATGATACGTGACAACTGGACACATTACAGAAACTTGTATGCCAATTCTCGCAGTACCTATCGCAACGATCATGCACTGAGCATAGCACTCAATATTGAAAACGGACACACACTTGAAACCACAGACATACCCTGGGCGCTGGCCAGCTTGACTCCAGAACATCAATTGACTCAATTGGATCAAGATCGATACAGAGTAGATTTTGTCACAGCAGATCAACGCCCACGCTGGATTGAATTGACCACAGATTTTCATGCCATGGGCAAACAACAACTGGGAGACATAGTTGCCAATAACTCATGAGCGTGGATATCTAATCCCGGCAATCAACACCGACGCTGTGGATTATGTTTCGTGTGCTGAACGTTTGAAGCACAGTATCTTGTCTTGGCACCCTGATGCCAATATAACCATTGTGACCAAGGACATGTTGCCACACGGTGATCAAGGTGGCTATGCCAACGATTGGCAGATGTTTTATATCAGCCCTTACAGAGAAACTATTAAACTAGAAGCAGACATGATTGTTGCCAGTCCTGTGGACCATTGGTGGACCATGTTTGAACACCGCGATGTTGTGATCAGTCAGGGTTGTAGAGATTTTTACAACCGTGTCAGCAATGACCGATCATATAGAAAAATTTTTGATGACAACAATTTTCCTGATGTGTACAATGCCATAACCTATTGGAGATTGAGTAAAACTGCTCAGGAATTTTTTCAATTGGTTAGACAAATATTTGAACATTGGACAGACTATCGAACCTTGTTGAAATTCCCTGACGAAGTTGCCAGCACTGACGTAGTGTATGCCATGGCAGCTGTTGAGTTAGGAGTTGAAAACTGCACATTGCCACCTGGCATTGGACCACAGATTGTTCACATGAAACGCAAAATAATTGGAACACAAACTGAGGATTGGACCAAAGAACTAGTATGGGAATTGCTAGATCCAGGACTGCGTATTCAAACAGTAGCACAACATGGTATGATTCATTATCACGTCAAGGATTGGTCATGAATGAAACCACACAAAATTTTTTAGAAATCTGGAACAGCCTTGAACCATGGGCTCCTCCAGTGGTGCTGTTTAGATTGTACTACGATGAGTCTGGTGCGCCAATAGAATACAGTCATGAAGACAAACCCGGTAATTACATTGATGTTGATCCAGAGACTTTTGTGAGGCAATCACAGCACGTCCGTGTGGTAAACGGACAACTGATCAAAGTTTTACCAAAAATCGCAATTGATAAACTGGTTCCAGACTCAGACACAGGAACAACTTGCTCAGTCAAGGATGTTTGTATTGTAGTCAGCAACAATGAGCCACACATTAAATGGAGTTTGAAACGCAATGAAACAAATTGATATAGCAGACTTAGACTGCATCTATCTCAGCTACGACGAACCTCAGAAAGAAGAATTCTGGGTAAAAATACGCAACATGGTTCCTTGGGCCAAACGTGTGGATGGAGTCAAAGGTAGTGACGCCGCACACAAAGCAGCTGCGGCTGCCAGTGACACTGAACGTTTTGTTCTCATCGATGGTGATAATTTACCCGATGACAAATTTTTTAATCTGACATTGGAATTGGCTGACGAAACTTGGGAGTCCGCAGTGTTCCGTTGGCGTGCTAAAAATCACATCAATGGACTCATGTACGGCAATGGTGGACTCAGTTCGTGGACACGCACATTTGTTAACAACATGCGTACACACGAAGCCACGGATGGTCGTACAGAAACTCAAGTAGAATTTTGTTTTGATCCGTTGTATTGGGCGATGCACGACTGCTATTCAACTACCTATCCCAATGGCGATGCTTTTCATGCCTGGCGTGCAGGATTTCGTGAAGGTGTCAAGATGTGCCTGAACAAAGGTGCTAGGCCCACTGTGACAGAATTTAGAGATCGTGTACATCAACGCAACTTGGATCATTTGACTGTGTGGCACAACATAGGCAGTGATGTAGAATATGGACAGTGGGCCATAGCCGGCTCAAGAATGGGCACATACATGACCATGCTCACAGAATGGGATCATCAACAAGTACAAAATTTTGATGCTTTACAAGAGCTTTGGGCCACTGTGGCTGATCAAGATCCAGAACTTGTGGCCAATCGAGTTGCAGAGGATTTGACCACACAGTTGGATCTTCCTATGATGTCAATGTTTGCAGAACACAGCCGTTTTTTCAAACAGCACTATAGATCAAACTGGCACAATCAAGGAATTATGATCAGAGAGATTGACGTTATACGTCAGCAAGAAGGTTGGTAATTTGTTTAGCTAGAGCTAGATGAGTTTGAACACCGTAGTGAAAACCGTCGCGAGCAAAATCAATTTGTTTGATTGGTTGAATTAAGTTAGACGAATTATATTCAACTGGCTGAGGGTGCCAGTTTGGAATAAAACTGTGTATCACGGGCACAGACAAGTTTTCAATCGTTTCAAAATTGGTTTTCCAGTTAGCTAAATTTTGTTCGTCTGTGTATATAGGCTCACATTCAGTTCTTTCATCGTCGTGCCAGTTAGGAAATGGACGCTCTCGACGATGACTGAATGTATAATGTACTATCACAGCTTTGGGATTAAAAAATTCCAATAACTCTTGGACTCTTCTGGCAATCCAGTCGTTGCTGGCACCATTGAGACTGAAGTTCAGCACAGGATAGTTTAACAACGTGGATAACTGTGCAGGCCAAGTTTGGTCAGCATTGACTCCGAGCCCTAGAGTAAAGCTGTCGCCCACTGCCAGTATTTCGTTGCCAGTGTATTGTTCTTTTTCTCGATAGCCCATGGAATTAAATTTGTAGTGAATTTGTTCAGGGTAAGAATGATAGTGTGCTGAATTCAAACAATGAGCGGGACTGTCTAAACCAATGGTATCGCATACCATATTGGCATAATAGGGAATAGTGACAGTTTGTGCTAGGGTCCGGAGCTGGTCCATAAATATTTGATATGAATGTTCTCATACTTACCCCTGATCGGGTTGGCTCCACATTATTGCAAAGATTAATAACGGTTTACGCCAATATCAATGAAAATGGTCAACCGTTGTCTATTAACCTGCATGAGTTGACCAATGGATTGACCAAATACCACAGCACAGAGTTTGATCGAGAGGTACTGGGTAAAAAATCTGATGGTTGGGGCTATCATCAAAGTCTGGTCGAAATTGCGTCAATGATTGACAGTGTTGATCATGACATCGTTAGTCGTTTGGCACACTATCATATCAAAAATAGAAAAGATAACATTGCTGAACAGTTGGAGTTTTATCGATATCTAAATGAAAATTTTTATATCATTGCTGCTCGTCGTAAAAATTTGTTTGAACATGCAATGAGTTGGTGTATAGCAACAGAATCTAAAAAACTCAACGTGTATAATTTTGATGAGAAATACGAAACTTATCAACGCATAGCCAAACATGGAGTAAATGTTCAGTCCGAATCCATTGAAAAATATCTCAATCAATATCATGAATATCTGGATTGGGTTGACAGACACTTTCATGTCAACAGTTATTTTGAATATGAAAGAGATCTGCCCAACATTGAAAACTATATTTTGAATCTTGGAACATTCAAAGACTTTGAACACACGCAAAATTGGCTTGACCATTTTGGTATTTCATGGGACTCCTGGAACAGAATGCATTATCTGTTGAGTTTGGTACCATGGCAGTACTATTTCAGTGATGAAGAAAAAGACTTTATAAAAACCAATATCGATCTGTATTCAGCTACTCGTGTAAAAATACAGGACCTTCAGGACAGCGGAGTGTTGGTCAGCGGGATACCCATCAAGTTGCACACACTCAAGCAAAAGGCAGAATTGATCACAAATATTTCTCAATGTTTGGAACACTATAACCATTGGATAGGAGTCAATAGACCTTCCTACGCATTGGCCTACAAACCAGAAACATTGAGCCAAACTGCACTGTTGGAGCACAGCCAGTGGTCTACAGCACCCGGAAATATTGTATCACAATTGACATCGGCAGACGTTTCGGAACAGAAACTTTTGATGTCGGACCTCCGTCTTTCTTGACCTTTACAAATAAAAAAGTTATAATAAAAGATGATTATTGCATTCTATCCTGGCGGCTGTGGCAACAGATACTTACAGTATCTATTGGGCAACGAGTGGTCCACACATCGCAGAAGCTATGACAACGCTGCCTTTCAGTTGTTTGAGCATCGTTATCTATTGAGTTCAGTTCCTCCTGCTGTGCAAGAGCACACGCTGACACACAGCGTGAATTCTGAACAAATCAGTCGTGCGTTTCCGGATCAGCCCATTGTGTTTATCAAAACTGATCTTCAACAGAGCCTGCGCCGAGAATGGATGTTGCACGGGCATGAGAGATTCATGACCAAGAAAGCCAAAACAGACCCATCTCGTCTTGAACACTATAATGCAATCAAAGACAGCTCTTGGCCCAACATTGACAGTGCTGAACTGCTGGACAGTTTACCAGAGCACATTTTGAAAGAAGTCAATGACAACTATGTACAAACAACAGCCACAACTGGTATAATCTCAAACATGATAGTCGAATACTCAAACAAAATTGAGTCAGCCTATGAAAATATTCAATGGCACCTTGATTATTATAAAACCTATCCTGAAGACTTTTCTAAAGCTACAACAGTGATTGATGTTGCATCGTCAGACACTAAATTTGCTCAAACAATTAGAAACGAACTTGGGTTGTATTCCAGTGAAGTATTTGATAACGTATGGAACAAAATTCATGAGCAATAACAAAGGCGACGAATCAGTCAATAACAAGAGCAAATTTCTTAGCAGTGCTGAACAAATGAAACAGGCACTAGGAGAAGGTTTGTGCTTGGCCAAATGGAAACAGGTCAGCTTGCATTTGCCCACAGGATTAAACAACAGTTGCTATCATCCGCCCTTGCATGAGATACCTGCAGAACTATTGATCTCTAATCCCAGTGCGCTACACAATACTCCACACAAAAAAGAGCAACGTAAGATTATGTTGCGCCAAGAACGACCCACGGAGTGCAGTTATTGTTGGGCCATGGAAGACAATGGCAAGCTGAGTGATCGACACTATAGATCAGGAGAACCCTGGGCTGCCAAAGATTTTGATGTCATAGTAAATTCAAACGGAGATGAAGATGTTATTCCCAGTTATGTTGAAGTTAATTTTAATAATGCCTGCAATCTTTCTTGTAGTTATTGTAGCCCACAATTTAGCAGTACCTGGGCACAAGAGGTGGAACGTTGGGGCGGGTATCCTACAACAACTATTCATAATGATCCTGGCCATTTTGTGGGTCGTAATCGTCCTATCCCTGCAAGAGAGGACAACCCCTATGTTGACGCATTCTGGCAGTGGTGGCCCACCCTGTACCCAGAACTAGAACATTTCCGTATGACCGGTGGCGAGCCACTACTAGACAAAAATACCTATCGAGTGTTTGACTATGTGTTGGCCAATCCCAAACCCAATCTACATCTCAATGTGACTTCAAACTTTAGTGTAGATGAAAAGTCATGGAACAAATATCTGGGTTATGTCAAGCAATTATGTGAAGGTGAACGGATTGAACACTTTATGCAATACGTTAGTTTGGATGCCTGGGGTGATCAAGCAGAATACATCAGACACGGACTAGACTTTAATTTGTTATGGGATCGTGTGAATCAATTCTTGACCGAGATACCTGGACGTAATAGTATTACATTTATTGTGACCATGAACAATCTTTCAGTCACTAGCTTGGGTAGTTTAATGGCTGGCATACTGGGACTAAGACACATATACTCCAAGACCTATCAGCGTATCTGGTTTGATACTCCTGTGTTGCGTACTCCTACCTGGCAGAGTTTACAGTTATTGCCTGAAAGCTATGTGGATCATCTGGAACAAACCTGGACCTGGATGATGAAAAATTTAGAAAAACCCGAAGATCCATTTCACGGATTCAAAGACTATGAATTGGCTAGATTGGATCGAGACATTGCCTGGATGCGTGATGGTCAACGATTGGATGCTGACTATGTGGCTCGAAACAAAGCAGACTTCTATAGATTCTTCACTGAACACGATCGTCGCCGCGGCACCAACTTCCTAAAGACTTTCCCAGAAATGAGTGCTTGGTGGTCAGAATGTGAGTACCATGCTAGGTAATCGCCAGCTGGTTGTAGACTCGGCCTGCGGCATTGCTCAATTACTACAACCCTGGACTGACAGCCAGTTCTCTACATTTCAATCAGTGGAGTCAGTGCCGGGCAACATTTACTTGTTTGGTCGCCAACAGCTGATTGACAACAAGCAACGCATAATAGAAATGGCCGAGTCTGGTCACTACACTGTGATATTTTGTGATGTGTGTGAAGGATCTTGGACTCTGCAGAGTCAGGTACAGATGCTGGGTATTGAACCGTTGATTCAGCAACACAAGATATTGTTGATATCCGGTGGAGAACAACAAACAGATTATCCTTACATACAGTATGATCATTTTTTGATTGAGATATTAAACTATGAAACAAATCTCACTGAAATGAGTCGCATCAATGAGATCTTTGATTGCAAACAAAAACCTTATAAATTTTTATTTCTAAATGGGCGTGCCAGACCTCACAGAAAATATTTGTACGAACGTTTCAAGCAGTTAAATTTGTTGGATCAAAGTCTGTGGACCATGTTGGAAAGTCGTCCTTGCTTTACACAAAGTTTTGAACTCATGGATAACAATATCAACTTAATGGCCACTGTTAGCGAACTAAAATGGCTACCAAAAAACTATGAAGTTGACCGCTATCAAAATTCAACCATTGAGCCAGGGCCAGCAAAACGCACCATGGTCAAACAAGAACTATTCAATCATACCTGGGGTGAAATTTATCTAAGGGCCGAGCCATACATTGATACCTATTTTTCTTTGGTCACCGAAACAGTGTTTGAGCAACCGTGGCCCTTTAGAACAGAAAAGATAGCCAAACCTTTGATGATGGGTCATCCTTTTGTAGTGGCCAGTGGCCCGGGCTTTTATCGAGACTTACATAGATTGGGTTTTCAAACATTTGGACACGTGATCGACGAATCATTTGATTCAATTGACAATCATCGAGACAGAATAGAACGGATTATAGCAGTGGTCTCTGATCTTTGTCAACAGGATCTTGACTCTTTCCTAGCAGAATGCTATACTGTGTGTAAATACAATCAGCAACATCTTCAAGACATCGCTCCCCGATTAAAAGCTGAATTTCCAGAAAGATTTATTAACTTTATGTCTCAACATGAATGATTTAGAATTTCGACAACAAATACTAGATACAAAAAGCGCCAGCTTTTGTGCAGCCAAATGGTACAATGCTACCATATGGTTAGGTTCTGGCATGACCACCAGTTGCCATCATCCGCCAGCACACCTAGTGGATCGTGAAGCTGTGCAACAAAATCCTCGACTGCTACACAACACACCTCAAAAAAAGAACGATCGAGAGTTGATGTTGCGTGGCGAACGTCCAGCGGGTTGTGAATACTGCTGGAAGATTGAAGACATGGGTCGTGACGCTATAAGTGATCGTGTTTACAAATCAAAAATTTATCCCATAAAGGCCTTAGATGAAGCATATAACACACCTAGTGACCAAGACGTTAACCTACGTACACTCGAGATTGCTTTCGATCGCACTTGCCAGTTCGCTTGTTCTTATTGTAATCCAGCCTTTAGCTCAACCTGGGTCAAGGACATCCGTAATAATGGCCCTTACACTGCTCTTGTCAGTGACGGTCGCAATCATTTTACACATACACACGACAGTAGTCAATTATATAAATTTGGTGAAACGAATCCCTATGTCGACGCTTTCTTTGCCTGGTGGGAATCAGACCTACACAAGACGCTGGAAGAACTCCGTATTACAGGTGGAGAACCACTTATGTCGGGCGAAACGTGGAAACTGCTCGATTGGTTTAAAGCCAACCGGGGTAAGAGTACCACACGCCTTGCGATCAATTCCAACCTGGGTGCAGAAGTAGACGTAGATAGATTGTTAGACTCAATTGACGGCTTGGAAGTAGACATCTACACATCAAATGAATCAGTGGGTCCGCAGGCCGAGTACATTCGAGACGGACTAGATTGGCGAGCTTGGATCACCAACGTGAATAAAATAGCCACATCAGGACGTGTTCGTAGAATACACATAATGAACACCATCAATGCCTTGTGCTTGGATAGCTTGCCAGAGTTTTTGGATCTAGTTATTTGGTTCAAAAACATACACGGCACAGACAAGATCAGTTTTACGTTAAATATATTAAGATTTCCAAGTTTTCAAAGTCCACTGGTACTCAGTGAAGATCTACGCACATACTATCGAGATCGTTTGACAGAATTTTATGTGCGTACCAAAGACACTGGCGCTCTACAAGAACACGAATGCAATCACATACAACGCTTGATTGACTATTTGGATGTTGTAAAAACTCCACACAGCGAAGCATTTGACATGCCCAAGTTGTTGAATGATTTCCGACAGTTCTACACGCAATATGATCAACGTCGAGGAAAAGACTTTGCAAAAACATTTCCACATCTAGCAGAATGGTACAATGACATATCAATATAACAGCACAGACCTGGTAAAGAAAGTTGCGTTGACCGAACGCGAAGAATTTTTATTAAAAGATTCTAAAACATTTTGTATCTATCCTTGGATACACTTACATGCTTACCCCACTGGTGAAGCATATCCTTGCTGTCATGCCGAAATGGGCGTGGGTCAAGTTGGAAACTGTAGAGAAAATACACTCAAAGAAATTTGGAACAGTGACGCACAGAAAAAACTCAGAACAGACATGCTGACAGAAACACCCAATCCTGCTTGTGCTCGTTGCTATGAACAAGAAGAGTCAGGATTCTTTTCGGGTCGTAGATCAGCCAACAAACATCATGGACATCATGTTGGGCGTGTGGTCATGACAGAGCCAGATGGTCATGTAAATCACTTTGGCATGACCTATTGGGACATACGTTTTAGCAATTTGTGTAATTTAAGTTGTAGAAGTTGTGGACACATCTTTAGTAGTTCGTGGTATCAAGATCAAGCTCAATTGGCAGGTCCAACCTGGGCATTGAACAATTCTGCTCTGAACATTGCTGGTCGTGATAAAAATGACATGTGGGAACAGTTGTTGCCGCACCTTGACTATGTAGAGCAAATATACTTTGCTGGTGGCGAACCTTTGATGATGGAAGAACACTACAACATATTGGACGAGCTAGAACGACGTGGACGTTTTGATGTGCGTTTGATCTACAACACAAACTTTACACAGACCAAGCTCAAAGATCGAGAAGTGTTTGACTACTGGCGCAAGTTCAAAAGTGTAGCAGTGGGAGCCAGCCTAGATGCCCAGGGTCCACGTGCTGAATACATTAGACGTGGCACTGATTGGGCTCGTGTGGAACGCAATCGCAAAGAAATGATGCGAGTGTGTCCTGAAGTAGATTTTTACATCAGTCCAACACTGAGCATTTTAAATGCCTGGCACTTGCCTGATTTTCACCGTGACTGGGTCAATCGAGGTCTGTTAAAACCTCAAGACTTGAATGTAAACATACTTCAAGATCCTGCTTACTTGCGCATTGATATTGCAACAACAGAATACAAAGAACGACTCAATGCTCGTTATCAAGAACACTTGGATTGGTTGCGTCCACAGGATCGACTCAACAGAGCCACTGTGGGTTTTGAATCAGCCGTTAACTTTATGATGGCCACTGATAACACTCACTTGATTGACACGTTCTGGCGCAAGACACACGAGTTGGATACAATAAGAAAAGAAAACGTACTGGATGTAATTCCGGAATTAAAAATACTGCAATGAATATCAACGAGAAACTCAACTACTATCAACAAAACTTTGATGTAGTCGGTGTATTCTTTTTGTCAGGATGGTCTGTGGAATCTTGGATTTCACAGTGGAAGAAATTTGAAATTGAATTGGCATCTGCTAGAAAATCGTCCTTTGCTGACCGCGATAGAATTGTATTTGTATTTGATCCACAGGAATACGATGCACTAACGTTTCAAAGTTTTTTTAAAAAGTTCATACAAAAATTATTTGAAATAGACATCAGTAATTTTTTTGCTGTGTTGCTAACCAGTGATGATCCTGCGGTGCTGTTGGAATATTTCAAACAGTACAGCCCTGATCCAGTACTGCCAACAGTTGATACCTACAGTGCTGTAATCAACCACAAAGAATCTCAACCCACTGATACCTTTTGTATTTTGCCCTGGAATCATTTGATGGTGACTCCTTATCAAACAATCAAAACTTGCTGTATGGGACAAAGTGTGTTGGGTCAAGTTGACAAAAACACTCTGGCAGAAGTATGGAACAATGATACCATGACGGAGATCAGACAAAGTTTGCTTCAAAACAAGCATCATCCAAACTGTTCTGATTGTTATACCAACGAAAAACACGGCAATCAAAGTTTGAGACAGAAACTCAACAGTGCGTTTGAACAACAAGTTGCCAAGGTCAAACAAAGCAACAATGCAGTTGCGGAAACTTTTGAATTAAAATATTTTGATTTGCGATTTACAAACTTGTGCAACATTAGATGTAGAACATGCAATCATCACTCAAGTTCAAAATGGTATCAAGACACTGTCAAACTTGATCCCTTGTACGCCAAGCCAGTGCTAATGAAAGCCGGAAGACACGAAACTGACATTTGGGAACAACTAGAATCTCATTTGGACTGTGTTGAACAGATATACTTTGCTGGCGGCGAACCCTTGATCATGGAAGAACACTACAAGTTGTTGGATGAACTTGAACACCGTGGCAGATTTGATGTACGACTGGTTTACAATACCAATTTCACGCAGACCAAACTCAAAGATCGCGAAGTATTTGATTACTGGCGTAAATTCAAAACAGTCAGAGTTGGTGCCAGTTTAGATGCCATGGGTGATCGAGCTGACTACATTAGAAAAGACAGCAAATGGGCAGTGATTGAATCCAATCGTCGAGCAATGATGGAAATTTGTCCTGAGGTGCATTTTGAAATCACACCAACTGTGAGCATCATGAATGTCATGCACTTGCCTGATTTTCATCAGCACTGGGTTGAACTAGGACTTATTCGACCGCAAGACGTAAAACTAAATATTCTTCAAGATCCGCACTACTATAGAATTGACATTGCCTCCGACCGATACAAACAATCTGTGGAAAAAAGAGTGCAAGAACACTGTGAGTGGTTGAAACAATATCCTAACACAGAAACAATTCAACAAAGCTATATGTCCGTTATAAATTATATGTTTGCCAATGATAACACACAATGGTTGCCAGAATTTTGGCAACGTACTCGAGTGTTGGACTCACTACGCAATGAAGAAGTTTTGCAAATACTACCTGAGCTATGGGATTTACTATGAAACTACCACACGATAAATTTTGTGTACTACCGTGGATCAGCCTAGAAGCCAGCCCAATTGGCACAGTGCGTCCTTGTTGTTTGGCCGATGACGAAATAGTAGACAACACTGGCAACAAATTCAAACTGTTGACCAGCACATTTGCTGACATACAGTCCAGCAATCACATGCAAACTCTACGACAGGAATTCCTGGATGGCAAACAACCCAAAACTTGCCGCCGTTGTTGGGCCGAAGAAGATGCTGGACGCACCAGCAAACGCATGCACACACTCAACAGATTGAAACACATGGGCATCACACCTGATTGGACAGCAGATGCCAAACCTCTGATGTTTTTGGATCTCAAACTGGGCAACATATGTAATTTGAAATGTCGTATCTGTGGATCATGGTCGAGCAGTCAGTTTGCAGCCGAAGAGTTGAAATTTGTAGACAACAAAAAACAATCCTTTCATTATGTCATGCTTCGTGAAGGTGCCTGGCCCAGAGAAAACAGTCAGTTCTGGACAGAATTAAACAACTCATTGGCAGACATACGCTACTTGGAATTCACCGGCGGTGAACCTTTTCTAATAGAAGAACATTTTGAGTTATTGCAAACGCTGGTCAATCAAGGTGTGGCTCATCAAGTTGAAATACACTACAACACCAATGGTACACAGTATCCTGAACATGCAGAAGAAATTTGGCAATATTTCAAACATGTTGAAATTGCCTTTAGCATTGACGATGTGGGCAAACGATTTGAATATCAACGAAGCAATGCTGTATGGTCTGAAGTGTGTGAAAACATTGAACGATTCCGAGGCATGCGAGAACGCAATCTAAACATGACTCTGCAGGTATGTTGCACTGTTAATATTTTTAACATTATGTCTCTAGAGGCTGTGGCCAATTGGATCGACACACAAGATTTTGATTTTGTATATTGGAATATGTTGCACGATGCGCCGTGGTTGAGCATTGCACATTTACCAGCAACAGCCAAAACCGCTATAACTCAGCATTTGAATGACAGTATGTTCCCTGTACACTACGAAGATGAAATACAAAAAATCATTGAATTTATGAACATGGGAGAGTCAACTGACGGTGTAGAATTGCTAAAAAATATACGTCAACTTGATCAGCGACGCGATCAAAATTTAAAGTTGGTTGCTCCGGAACTGGCAGAAATACTAAACTATGATCAAGGCTAGAGATGATCGTTCTGGCCACAATGCACTGGCTTTTGGTTGCAGTCACACATACGGCATAGGAGTAGAATCCAATGAAGCTTGGCCTTATTTGTTAAATGCCGCTAACTTTGGACAGCCAGGTGTCAGTGCTGATTTTATAGTTCGCACAGCACCTGCTGTGATAGAAAAATATCAGCCTCAAACAATTTACATTTTATGGCCGGACTGGACTAGATTTGAATATATACAAGACGCCAAGTATCAGCAAAGTCTAGTCACAGACAGCAATCGTGTACAGTTTATGCAAAGTCACCCCGAGTCTTGGTTGTTGTCTAATTTTCAAACACAACTAAAGAAAATGCAGGATCTTTGCAACATTCTTAACATTAGATTGGTTGGTATGACTCTAGATGATTTGATTCCATACATAGATCATGCTGATCGTTGGCCCGTTAGTAAGCTGGGTCATCATTACAGCCCTGAGTGGCATCAATGGGTAGCAGATATATTTAGAAAAAAACACAATGAACAAACCTGATACATTATGCATGGCACCCTGGACTCATACCTACTTGAGTCCACAAACAGAGCGACGTATGTGCTGTGCCAGCCGTGAACCTGCACAGAGTTTTCAACAGTATATTGATACCGAATCAGGCACTGGGGTATATGCACCACAGACTCTGGAAGAGTGGTGGAACGGTGAACACATGCGAAGTGTGCGTCGTAGAATGTTGGCTGGAGAAACCTTGTCAGAGTGCGATGTATGCAATAACAAACTGTTGAACACAGATGTTTATCGCGACTATTTTACACACTTGTTTCGACACAAATTGCCAGAAGTGTTTGCGTCAACCAGCGATGATGGTACAACCACAATGAAGCCTGTGAGTTGGGATTATCGTTTCTCAAACCTGTGTAATTTCAAATGTCGCATGTGCGGAGACATGTTAAGCTCAAGTTGGGAAACCGAACAACGACAACACAACATGATCAACTGGGCTGATAGCAAAAACAACTGGCAACTTCCTGCTGTGCGTGAACAAATTACCAAATTTCAAGAGCAACAGATTGAAGCAGAGTTTGCTCAAGCAGTTGAAGAACACCGTGTGGAAGAAATATATTGGGTAGGTGGTGAGCCACTGATGTACGAACAACACTGGCGCTACATGCGTCGTATAATTGAACTAGGAGACGGAAAACAAGTATATGCAAGATACAACACAAATCTATCGCGGGTGGACTACAAGGGTATTAATTTGTTTAGCGACATTTTGGATCATGTTCGTGATTATCAAATCTGTGCAAGTCTCGATGGCACAGGCGCAATTGGCGAATATATCCGAACAGGTCTCAACTACGAATCTTGGTTGGCCAACTACCGACAAGCTGTACAGCATCGTCGATACAGTCGCCAGTGTAGAATTGACTTCACGCTCACCTTACCCGGATTGTTTGAAGTTGAAAATATTGTGCGCCTAGCTGAAGAAACCGACAGTGAAATCCTGGCCAAGGTAGTGTTCAGCTTCAGTCCAGACATTATATTAAGTCCATTGGCACTGCCACGAGAATTACTAGACAGCACTGTGGACAGTCTAACAACAAAAATACCTCATGGTGCATTACGAGATACCTTATTACAATTAAAAACACGTCCAACTTTTGCAGAGCAATGGCCTGATTCTTATCAACAAGGTCTTGCACGAGGAAAACAACGTGTGCTACAATTAGAATCTATTAGAAAGGATACAGTCACCCTTGACTCTATTTTACAACCATATCGACACATCCATGACTGGTACCAATCAATTGCTTGATCAAATAACAATCACACTGGACAATAAATTAAAAGTGCAGGTCAATGTCTACGACAGTAGTCTCAGTAGAAAATGGCTCAGTGCCTTGAATGACTTGTTGAAAAACAACTATCATTTGGAAAAAAACTATTGCTGGTTTGGATTTGCTGATGGCCCAAGAAATGGTGCATATCTGTTGAGAGAAATCAACAACAGCATTGCTGAAATTAATCTAGCCAACATTGGCTACACCATCAACGACTACTTTACCATGGAAAACAGTGTGGATGATCAGGATGGAGTCAATCACGATCATTTCAATCAACTGCACAGATACTTTGAAGATCTGCAAGGTGTACATGGACACATAAGTCCTTACTACACACAAGCAGATTCTCGTACTCGTTGGCATATACGACAGTTAAATCTACTGTGTCACGAATTTGAATCATGGCAACTGAGCTGGAGAAAAAAGCACACAGCTCCAGAGTGGCAACGTCCCAGTCAACTTATGTGTTGGTTAAATGCTCCACGCTTTGAACTAACTCCAGAAGACTATGAACTATTTGGCATTGAAACTATCAATAGAAGTCTTGGTGGAGTTTATGTAGGTGTAAACAAAGCCATTGGCAAGCACCATTGGGAAGTGTTTCAAGACGAAGGCAGAGACAGTCGTGTACATGAACTGACCACTACTACGCTAAGAGCACAGACCCTGGCCGCCGGAGACTTTGACATAGAGTGGGCCAACAATCCGGGTGAATTTCCTTGGCAGATCAAACAACTAGCAGAGTTTAGACAGTGGTTGATTGACAACAATTTTGATCCCAACGACAAGAGCTTGACCATTGGGCATCCACAAGTGGGTCAAGTGGACTTGATTGCCAGCTTTGGCACAGAAGATTACCAAGAGATTTGGAGCCAGTTAAATACTCATTTAAATGTCACAGCAATCAAAACCAGTGATGCCAGTGCAGAATATCCGTACAACTGGACTGACCGTGATTACATAGAGCAACAAATAAAGATACTAGGAAACTGATATGAAATGGTTCAAACAACTATATGAGCGTGTGAAACTTGAAATACGCTACAGAAAAAAACTCAAAGAACTTCGCAAAAGAGATCCGTTTATCTATAAATGAAATTACAACATATATTAGGTATCAGTGCCGGCTTTCATGATGCGGCAGCCACAGTGATTGACAGTCGCGGCGAAATTCTGTTTGCTGGACACAGTGAACGCTATAGCAAAAAGAAAAATGATGCTGACCTTTGTCCTGGCTTGATTGCTGAGTTGGTTAATTATCGCATCGAGCATGTTGCGTATTATGAGAGACCTTGGATGAAACAACTGCGTAATCTACGTGCCGGTCAAGGTGTTGAGTGGAACAAATTGACAGTGATGCAAATACTCAAACAACAGATTGGATCTGAGTTTGGGGCATTTCCTGGAAAAATTACCTCACACAATCATCATCTCAGTCATGCGGCAGCAGGTTTTCAGACAAGTCCATACGATCGTGCCACAGTAGTTGTGATAGATGCCATTGGTGAGTTTGATACAATATCAATCTGGGGAGCAGAATATGATCGCACAGGTCGTGCAACTTATAAAAAACTTTGGGGTCAAACATACCCGCACAGCATCGGACTGTTTTATAGTGCGATTACTAAGCGAGTTGGCCTACACCCACTAGACGAAGAATACATAACCATGGGCATGGCCGGGTGGGGTCGACCCAACTGGTATCAACGCATGTATAGAGATCTTGTTGCCAGTGTGGATGAAGTTCAATTCACACAAAATTTACACATAGGTATTGAAGAAGAATACTTGGACATGGCTACCAATGAAGATTTGGCAGCATCAGCACAATTATTGGCCGAAACCTTGATAGGTGAAGTCATGGCCCGTGCTCGTGGCCTGGGTTGGAGTCGTAATCTTGTGTACATGGGCGGTGTGGCTCTTAACTGCTTGGCCAATCGCAACTTAGGCAACTATTTTGAAAACATCTGGATCATGCCTTGCCCTGGTGATGCCGGGTCAAGTCTAGGTGCGGCTGCGTTGGCCTTGGGCAAAAAAATACATTGGCAAGATGCTTACTTGGGACACAACATTGCAGGTCCTTATCCTACCAACGCCTTGTTGGATGAGTTAGTTGTAAACAAAATAGTAGGTGTTGCCAGCGGACGTGCAGAGTTTGGTCCTCGAGCACTGGGCAATCGTAGCCTGTTGGCGGATCCACGTGGTCTAGAAATTAAGGACAAAGTAAATGACATTAAACGAAGACAAAAGTTTCGACCTTTCGCTCCAGTCATTCTTGCTGAGCATGTTCATGAGTACTTTGACATGCCTGCCGGTTGGAGTAATTCTGACTATATGCAGTGTGTCGCCCGTTGTCGCTACCCTGATCAGTATCCTGCTATCGTTCATGTTGACGGTACTAGTCGTGTACAAACCGTACCGAAGACTAGCCGAAGCGGAATACGTGAACTCCTTGAAAAATGGTATGTGATGACCGGTTGCCCTATGTTGCTTAATACAAGTTTAAACATACGTGGCGAACCCATGGTCAATGATCGTGCGGATGCAGATCGTTTTGAACGAGAATACAGCGTCAAGGTTTGTAGCTAAGACGTTGAATTAGCCTGTCTAGGGTGGGCTTGGTTCTTTGTATATACAACTGTTGATTGTGAATTAGATCAGGAATGCATTTCAAATACCACAAATGCATGTCCTGATTTTTTATTTTGGCAATAGCATTTTTAACTGCAAACCATCGTTGTGTATTGTCAACAATGTTGTCGTAGCTGTTGTCAATTAATCCATCAAACACTCGATAACCAGCATTGCGCAGAGCCTGCAAACTTCCTACAGCTCCAGCAATAACAAATGGCTGTCCAAATTTCAAACACTTGTAGGTTTTCTCAGTTAGAAAAGCTCCACCTGATTGATCTACATCAAACAATGTTTCGATTGAAATGTGGCAATAGCTTTTCAAATACAAATCAGTGTTGATCAATCTATGATCGTTGTGAGCCGCATCGTTTGGACCATCACAAAAATATGGACCGTTGGATAAAAATTCATTGAGTCTTTGTGTCCATCCAGGTACACTGTGTATGCTGATAGGATTGTCTTCAGGTCTGTCGCCGTCGGTGACTGTGGTATTATAACTCCATTGGCTGTTTGTCAACAGACCATCTGCGTAGAGGTCACTCATTATACTGCCACGCCACCATTTGTGTATGCGATTCAATGCTGTAAAATCATAGGGTCTAGGCAAGTCAGTCACGGGTGTATAACCTTGTCTACGATTTACATACAGTAAAAAGTGTTCGTGATCTGGAAAGTAATAGAACTTGTCCACTTGATCGGCAGCAGTGTTGGCACTCAAAAACAAATAACAGTCTAGCGGCAATCCATGCTTGACACAACAACTGTCAAGTCTTTGTTGTATGCGTTGGGGATTGTCACCTTCGTGATAATAAAACAGCACACGTATGTCGCCGGACTTCAAGCGATCAATCACATTGGGCTTCATTAATTCAAAATAATCACAGTCAAAGTCGTGCCAGGCAATGGCTACAGGATACCAAGAACCGCGCGGTGCCGAGTCTACCAAGCCACTGGTCCACGTGGCTCGAGCATAGCCCAAGTACACCAATAATCTAAATGCAATGGCTCTGGGCCATGTGACGTCAAAGTCGTCGGGTCCCAGGCCTAATTTTGCTAGATTAGGATAACCCAACTCTGGGTCGCTCATGGTATCATAACAAAAATGTATCATGATTGTAATCCTTTGAGCATGTTTAATAGTTCTGGCCAAAGTATGTTGGTTAATCCGCCGTGATAGAAATGATTATAGTTGTGCTCTACAATAGGCAAACAGGCTTGATGTATTTGTTGTCGTTCTTTCACTGTGAGATTGTCTAGGTCTTTTAAAAGTTTAGCAACAAGTTCTATTCGTTTGATATCGTCGGTTTCTTCATCATAACTTTCGTCAAACACACTGCTAAATGTTTGGAATCCATATTCGCGCATGTATTCTAAACTGTGTGCCGGTGCCACTAGAACAAAAGGCATTTCTAGAGCAATGGCTTTGAATGTTTTTTCGGTGATGTGTTGTCTACGACCAAAATACACAGTTTCAGTTGGAACATAAACCAAACTATCCTGGGCTTCTTTAAAATTGGTCAGCCAACAACTGGCCATCTCTTGTTGATCTTCGCCCTCAAACAATCTGGGCAAGTCAGCACAATCAAACACATCGGTGATGTCCTGGTATACATTGATATACTTTTGTGCTATACTAGATATATCTACATTTTCATATTGGCACATTTTAGGTGCACTGATATGATTGTGTTCTAACTTGCTTTTGAATATGTTATAAAGAAACAATACTCGATGATCACGCTTGCCAGCCACAATTCGATTGGGACTCATAAATGTTTGAGTGGGCTCACGATCTCGGGCACGTGGAATTAAAAATGCTTTGTCGTAGCCACGAAACCAATCCTGACAGGCCCAACCGTGATAGAAATAGTAATGTGATTGCCAACCGTATTGATTGCACATTTCCTCAACATATTGACCACGTTCACTTACAACAACATGTCCACGTGGATCAGTCATATCCTTGTTTCGTTTTATTACATCATCAAACAAAGGTTGATGAAGATCCATCCACACTGGTTCCTGGTCATGAAAGAACACATAGTCAGTTTCTATGATATCATCACAGCCTAGATTAAATAATGCATCTGGATCAGTTCTTCCTGGTGGATCACAAAAAAACATTCTTGTACCAGGCACGTTTTTACCAAGCCAAGGCCAAAATGTATGGTTGTAAATTTCATCTATTCTAATCATGTTTGACGTATTTTATATCGGGAATAAGCCTTGTTTGTTTGCGCATGAGTGTGCTGTTAGTTCTATTGAGCAAGCACAACAGCAGAGTCGTACTCGTTATTTCTGGTTGATAAACTATTTAACTGACTACACTGGGTTTGATTTTTTATGGGAACCAGTGCCTTGGCAGAGTCACCAGCGGCATGCTTGGGCCAGTCAATGGCAAAAAGATTCAGGAACATATTTAATACCCAAGCAAGGTTATACAGAAACAAACTATAGAACCGATTGTGTACTAACAAGACTACCTGACACCAGTTTATGGCAAGTACCCAATCCAGTAGAAAATTTTGATTACTCTTGGCATCCAGATTTTACTGATCCTCCACTGACCTATTACTTTGGTACACAATGGCAACGCACCGGGGGTCCAGTATATTGCAACGGCAGTGACACAGTAAAAATTGTTGACTCGCCCAGAGCTGTGGCATTGCCAACACAAGAACATTGGACCAATGTCAACGGCGAGTTTGACTGTAGTTGGCACCCAGATTTGTTGGACAATGCCTACATATATCAGTTTGGTACACAACATCAACGCACAGGTGGACCACAGTATCGTGTGCCTGGCGCGGTTGATGTCAAGTATGTGGATCAAATAAAAATAAAAACCAATCGTGTGGCCACAGCCATATATGAAATAGATCACATGGATGGCAATGCAGGACAGATTCCAGGTACCACAAAAACTTCAAGATACTTTGACAACTACTTGGATACTCTACGACGCATTGCCAAAGGCATACCCGAAGAACACGAATTTGTTTGGATTTGTAGTTCCATCTGTGACTACAGCAAGTTTGATTTTAGCTGGCATCCAGAACAATGGCAAGCCACAATGTTGCATGTGTTTGCATCAGACGGAGAAAAGTTTGGAGACACATTCTTCATGCATGTGCCAACATTTCAATCAAGAGCAGATCGTTGTCAGTTGTTGGATTGGTATGATTTGAATTTTGTGGGTATGTCTGTGCCACGTAGGCCTTTGCCAGTGATAGAACACAACTATGATACACATGTTGAAGCTATCAAGACTATAGATTGGCCAGGTCCTTTGGCAGTGTTTACCACACACAATACTCCAGCCAGTGTGCCTTGTGTGCCATTGTGGAGAGAAAAGACCAAGACAGTGGTGCCTATGAGTGCAGGTTCATCCAGTGTTATTGTGCCTAAGGTAGCAGTGCCTTATATCAAAAAACAAATTTACGATTATCCTTATATTGAGAAAAAGCAAAGACATCTACGCAACGATCAACCCTTGGACATTGTGTTTATTTCAAACGGAGAAGTTGTTGCTGACTATCACTATGAGAAACTGGGCTTCTATGTAGGAGATAGAAATCGTATAAGACGTGTAGATGGCATCAACGGTCGTGTGGCCGCATATCATGCTGCCGCTGAACAAAGCACAACACCGTGGTTCTTTGCTGTGTTTGCTAAACTGCTAGTAGATGAACGTTTTGATTGGTCGTGGCAACCTGATCGTTTACAAGAACCCAAGCACTATATCTTTCATGCCAAGAATCCCTGCAACGGACTGATATATGGACATCAGGCCATGATTGCCTACAACAAAAAGCTAGTGTTAGGGAACATGGGTCAAGGGTTAGACTTTACTCTAGATTCAGCACACGAAGTTGTACCTATCTTGAGTGGCATAGCTCAATACAATGCAACACCTTGGTCTGCCTGGCGTACTGCATTCCGCGAAGTTCTAAAACTTCAAGCCAGCTTGCCTGATGTAGAAAACGAATATCGAATCAGTCGTTGGTGTAGCACAAGCGAAAGTAAAAATGCCAACTGGAGCAGTCAAGGCGCACACGATGCTCTTGATTATTACAATGAAGTCAACGGAGATTTTGACGCACTGAAGAAAAGCTATGAGTGGGCATGGTTGGCCAGTTATGCTTTTTTAAAGCACGGTCTGGCTCCAGATTGATTGTAATAAAATTGTAATATTTCTTTCCTTAAATAAAGTTGTGCAGATGCACAACATCTTATTATCCTAGGGAGATTTCATGAAACGAATTTTAGCATTGTTATGCATGACTGTGGCAGTATCTGCACAGGCGCAGGTCAACGGAGCAGGTGCTACATTTCCGGCACCAGTGTATGCCAAGTGGGCAGAACAATATCACAAAGAAACTGGCAAAAGAATAAACTATGCAGCCATCGGTAGTGCAGGTGGTATCAAACAGATTGATAGTAAAACAGTAGACTTTGGTGCCACTGATGATCCTGTGGCCAATGACACATTAAAAAGCAAAGGCCAATATCAGTTTCCTACAGTGATCGGTGGTGTAGTTCCAGTGGTCCACATTCGTGGCATTGAACCTGGTAAACTAGTATTAGATGGACGTACTTTGGCCGACATCTATGAAGGCAAGATCAAGACTTGGAATGATCCCGCCATAGTCAAACTAAATCCTGGATTAACATTGCCAGCTCAAACAATCAGTTTGGTAGTACGTGCTGATGGATCTGGCACTACAGCAGTGTTTACTAACTATCTAAGTCAGGTCAGCGCCAGCTTCAAACAATCACATGGAGAAGGCAAAGTCGTTGCCTGGAAATCAACTATCACGGCCGGCAAAGGCAATGCAGGCGTTGCGGCATTTGTCAAACAGTTGAATGGAGCCATTGGCTATGTTGAATATGCCTATGTCAAACAAAATAAAATGACCTATGTGGCTATGAAAAATCGCAAAGGACAAACAGTACATCCAGATGACACTACCTTTGCTGAAGCTGCCAAGTCAGCCAATTGGTCAGTGCCGGGCATGGCAGTTAACTTGAACAATCGAGATGGTTGGCCTATAACAGCCGCTACCTTTGTGTTGATCTATCGCGGCAGTGACAAGTCTCGACCTGTTGCAGAGTTTTTTAATTGGGCATTTGCCAAAGGCAATCAATCAGCATTGGAACTAGATTATGTTCCTTTGCCTGACTCAGTGAAGAATCAAATACGTAGTGAATGGAAACAACTGGGTTTCTAATACACGCAATCGAGCACTTGATCAATCACGTACTCAACTTCTAAATCAGTTAGCTCTGGATAAAACGGCAGACTCAAAACTCTACGTGCCAGAGCTGAACTGTTGCACAGGATATTGGGTCCTGGATATTGACGAAAAACTCCTAATTCGTGTAGAGGTTCCTTGTAGTGTATACGAGTTTCAATTTTCTTTAGTGCAAGATTCTGTTGTAAGAGATCTCTATTGTCTACTTCTATCACAAACTTGTGAAATGCGTGTCCTTCAAACGTTTTATCATCAATCAAACAACGCACACGACTTTTCTCCAAACGTTCAATCCAATAAGTAGCAATCTCTTGTCTACGCTGTTGCCACTGATCAAGGTAGCGTGTTTTGACCAACATCTGCGCACAATCAACTTCACTCATGCGACTGTTAGTACCTGTGTGTTGATGTTGACTTTTGCCGTTGTCTCTCCAGGCTCTGGCATATTCTAGCAAGTTAATGTCATCTGTGACCACAGCACCGCCGTTGCCATAGGCATTGAGATTCTTCATAGGATCAAATGAAATAGCAGTTCCATTGCCACAGCGTTGACAGCCATCACTGAGCCAGTGTTGTGCGGCATCTTCAATCCACACAGTGCTGGTATCAATGCTTTTCATGGGCCAACGTCGATACTGTTCTATCAAGGTATCTATTTTTGTGCCATACAAACCTACTAGCACTAGAGCTTGATAACTGACATCGGGTATGTTTTCTGGATTCAATATGCCATAGCGATCTGTGTCAATGAAATGTATGTCCCAACCAGCACGTGCAAACGCATTGGCTGTGGCCGCATAGGTCAGAGTAGGAATCAACACACGAGGTGGGTGCATTGGAAATGCCTCGGCGTAGTAGCTGGCAATGATTTCTAGAGCATGTGTACCTGAATGACAGGTCACTGCATATTTTGAATGATTCTTTTTGGCCAACCAGTTCTCAAACTCGGCTGTGTGATTGCCGTTCATGAGTTGGCCCGATCGCAGGACCTCGTCGGTGGCGTCTAAGATTTCTTGACGTAGGGTGTTATACTGTTTTTTTAGACCAGTAAACGGAATTGTTAAGCCACTCATAGTATGCTTGGAATCCTTCTTCTACATCAACTGTTGGATAAAAATTAAAATCTTTGCGTGCCGCATCAATATTTAATGCGCCGCGACTGGGAAAGTCTGCATCTTTGTCTCGTACTTCAATGGTTCCTCGACCCACAATTTTAACAGCTAGTTCAGCGGCATCCAACAAACTACGACTGTGACTCTTGGTGATATTGTAAGTTTTATTATTGGTATTAGAACTCAATGCCGCTGCTACAATACCATCTGCGGCGTCATCTACATAGGTAAAGTCCAAGGTTTCGCCGGCACCGTTGACCTTTAGCACACCACCACGCATGGCTGTGAGCATGAACTTGGCAATCACACGATCTTCAACATCAAGTGGACCGTACACAGCACTGGGTCGAATAATAGTATGTGCCATGCCTGTGCTACGAGTGTAGTCTTTGACCAACCACTCTCCAGCCAGCTTCATAATACCATATTGTCCCTGCGGTCTACAAACAGCATCTTCGCGTACTTGATCTTCAAAGTCACCGTAGACCATGCTGGAGCTGATGTAAACAAACTTGCATACCTTGTGTTTTTTACTGGCTTCTAGCAAGTTCAGTAGACCTTCGCTCATGGCACGTGATCCTAACTGTGGATTGGCATTCACAACTTTCTGTCTAGGGAAGCTGGCCATGTGTATAATAGTATCCGGTTGATGTTTGCCTATCAACCAATCAATGCCATCACGATCAGCAATGTCAATTCGGAATATTCTATCTGTGGTGATCTTTTTACGACGCTCAGTCATCAAATAATCAAGCTCCTCCTGTGGCACTAGTCCATAGTTGGTCAGTGTATCTGTTATGATCACACGATGTCCTTGACGTTCTAATCGAGACACTACATTGTGCCCAATAAGGCCCAAGCCGCCTGTGACTAAGATTGTTCTTGTTTCCATTTTAATGTCCAATAAATTTGATCAGGTTCTTTGAGTCTAGCAATAACACGATACCTGTGTCCCATTGACCAAGGTACCATTTCGCGATGCCAGAATGGTTTTTCTACTGCGTGTTCCATAACCCACTTGCCGGCTTCAGTTTGTTGCCATTGCCATATGGGTTCGGCAGCATACAAATCAGGATCATCTACATCACCTACAATAAAACTAGCAACAACAACATCTGAAATTTTTACTGCTTGATCGTTGATAAGACGCCACTCGGGCGCCTTGAACAACTTTTCTGATTCGGGTGATCTATATCTGGCCATACTGTATTATAACAGTATTATTGATCTTTTGCAACTAGATCTTGTGCCATTGGAAATATAGCAGAAATAACTCTGGCACATTCCACAGCAATCTGTTGATGTTCTTTTTGGGTACCATTGGCTGATCTCAATTCAATAAAGTGAATCCAGCTACGCAAGGTACCGTTCATGTACAATCGACTGATTGTGAGACCTTCGGGCAATACTGCTCGAGCTTGTTCTTTGGCAATGCCGTTTTTGATAGCCCACTCATATTCTCTTTGAACAGCAAACAACACTCGTTTCTGAGCACGTTCCCATTCATTGGCCAACTGTTGTTGATCATCAGTGAGTTCGATTGAGTTTTGACGGTTCTTTGTGTCTTGTAATCGAGCTTCACGTAAAACAAATGCCTGGCTTAGTTCTGCGGTAGGGTCAGCATAACGCTGACTGAATTCTTGGAAACTAAAACTACGATGGCGTAGTATTTGTCGGGCAATGTCCCTGGTTGTTTCGATCTCAATACAAGCATTAACCATCTCAAGTGGCGACCAGTGTTGGTGCCGGACGAGGTAACGAATGAGTTTTTCACTAGTCTCCGTATTAAGTTGATTTGCAGGATTGCTTACTCTTGCACAGTAAGCAATGAGTTCTTGTGCATCGTCAATGCCCGCCGCAGAAAATTCTTCAGTGGGTTGACTATAACTTACTAACTTTACTTTCATCTTGACCTTCTTGTTGATTTGAATCTAAATACTTTTTTATATATGGTTCTAAATAATCAGCCCAGTAATTGTGAGCATCTTGTCCAAAATGTGCTCGGTTGTCGGTGGGTTGACATCCTTGACCTTCAACATAGTGGCTGAAACTTTCTATGTGCCTTTGATTATCAGCATCAACTTGTACATAAGGATCATGTACCCATACACCGTTGTGCCACGGCAACTCAAAGTTTTGATCTTGTTGCGGACAACCATCAAAGAAAAACGTTCGACATCCTTGATAAAACAACATTGAATAACCCAGTTGTTTTAGGAGATTATGAAATACCCATATACTGTTGTGCTGATCAGCTTGCCGACGCCAGCATTCGTGATTGTCATCAGTCCACCATGAATCTAAATGTTGTTGCCACAGCACTTGGAGATCTGAATCAATGTTGTAGTGTGAATCACCACAGATTTGATGCCATTGATTGTTGTAGTACCACTCTGTTCTTTCGAAACTGCTCCATCCAATAACAATTAAAGTACTGGCAGGATTCAGTGTTGGTAATCTTTCAAGCGTGGTTCGTATGATTCTTTGATTGGAACCACCGGGCAATGCATCGTTGATATAGTTGAAATGATATTTGTCTGCCAACAATCTAGTAGCAGTCACACCATCCTTGCTGTAAACTTGGGCAGTGTGACTGTCACCATTGACGTACATGGTAATCATGCTACTTGATTTTGTCTAACAGTTTGTCAGTTTCAGGTTGAACAAGATCAGCCACGGCTTCAACATCTACTACAAAATCTACATCGTGAATTTCGTGGTCCATCTCATTAAATGTTCTAGTGAGCATGGCTTCCATTTCTTCTAACTCCAACCCTTGTTTCTTTAGAGTATGTAGATTGATAGTTTTTTGTCTACCACCTTTGAGCTTGATCACTACTTTTTTAATACACTCGAGGGGAATGTCAGTTTTGTTTACATCTGCAATAATACGTTCCCAACGATCCAAGAAATCATCACTGAGCTGCATCCGCCGCCACCTTAGCTTTTGATGGACGACCGCGTTTTGGCGCAGTTGTCGAAGTTGAGGTAGCTGGTGAAGACTCAGAAGTGACTACACCTGGGTGCATGCGCTCGGCATCTTTTTTCATTCTTGCAGCTTCTGCAAGCAACCCTTTGGCTTCGGATTCCATGCGTTGAGCTTGTGTCAACATGTTGGCTGCTAATGTTCTATCATCAAGTGCACCGTCATTAGATGGTGCTTGATAACCAGGTTGTTGAGTGGCTTTGTATGCGGCTTCAGCTGAACGTTTGACTTCAGGAGCAACCATACCACGGCTGGCATCAGACTCAGCCAATCGTTTAATAGCAGCCTCTCCCTGTTTCATTTCGTTCAACATTACATTGAGTTCATCGAGTCTAATTTTTGCTGTTGAAGTTGGAGTCACTGTGACATCTGCTGTGCGAACTTTCTTGATCATTTTTTCAATGTGCAATGTTTCAAGAATTGGTCGACCGTCCGGCAATAAATTGCGATGTAATGCGTTGGCCAACTCATCTGCTTGTTGTCCAATGTCACTTTCAATTACTTTCATAATTGCATCGTGCCATGGCGCAGGTAATACTTCTGGATACACAACCAAGCACATATGATCTTCGTTGGGAACTTGTCTGTATAAAATTGCTACATTACGGCCGCTGTGTTTGCCGATGTGTTTTAAAAATGCCATATTACTCTCCTTTGTTTTCCTCAGACTGAGCTTGAGCCTGAGCGTGTGCTACAATTGCTTCTAAAAAATTATTGAGTTTGTTGTACAACTCGCCAACTTGTTGCATTTCATCTGCACGAAATGCTCCGCGGGTACATGCAAGATCAATGATGTTCTTGAGTGCACCAAGATCAGTGACTGTGATTGTTTGATTTTCCATGTAGATATTTAATGATAAAAAATGCTGTGACAAAATAATTCACAGCATTTTTGGGGTGTTTTGGCAAAATTGACCTAGGTCTTTTTCACAAATATATAATTGATCACAGCAATACCCCAGAACAGAAGCATTCCAACATAGTCGCCCTGTGCAAAATCAATCAAGCCTGCATGGACTAAAAAACCAATTAGGAACCAAGTGATTTGAACTTGATTGCTCAGGTACCACGCTCTAAATTTATTCATCATTTTGAAACCTCCACACATGTGTATTTGATTACTTTGGTTGTTGCTGAAGCCATCTTTTTGGCTTCTTCTCCAGCGGCACGACATTCTTGTTGTGTTCTAAAACCCGCAACATTGGTCAATGCCATTGAGTCCTTGTCGCTCATGATACCAGCATGAGCAAATAATATCAGTGTCCAAATCATTGTTCTACTCCAAATCGTTCTTGTATTTGATATCCAATGTCTTCGATCGAAGCCTTGAGCCACGTCTCATTGGTATATTTTGATGCCGCAATGTTGATGCATCTCACACATTCTTCCACAATCAATCCGGCAAAAATATCTAGACCTTCTTGATCAGGATTGTCTTGTATACCGGCCTGTTGTTTGAGTTGATGTAAAAACTTGTTCATGTACTCGCCTGCTGTGGTAAATTTGAGATCGGTCATTGTAGTCTACCCCACTTGATGTTTGTCCAAATTCTATCGTACAAATAGTAAGAGACCATCCAAATAAAATTGATTACAATGGTTGGACCCAGAGCTTGCGACATACTTTGTCCTGTGACCAACAGCATTATATAAGTGGTCAGCACAACCCAGCACCTATAGATCAAAGTTTTGACCAGCGTTCTAGTTTTTGTTTCCATCAGTTCTTGCTTTCTTCTTCGTAGTAGGCATACTGACCCCAAGGTGGCTCAACAGTTGTAGTACCGTGCAAAATAAACACAGTGTCACAGTAGTTTTCATCACCCCACGAACCAAACGGATAACCGTCTGTGAACATGATATGACGTTTGGGTTCAATTTCGTTTTCTTTGAAGTATTCAAACACACAATCAAAGTCTGTACCTCCACCGCCTTGTATTTCATAGTCAGTAATTGAATCCAAGTTCTCACTGTCAAACTGCTGTGGATTGTAAACCTGTGTATCAAATGATATCACATGAATACGGTATGCTGAGAACTGCTCCATGATACCAGCAGTTTCACTCAAAATGTCTTTGAGTATCCGCTCGCTCATCGAACCTGAAGCATCAATACTGATAGCAATATCAATCATTTCATCGTTCTTCATGCCTGGCATCACAGCATCCATGTGCCAACCACGTCTGCTGGCTCGCATCCAGGTAAAGTCACTCTTGATAGTGCTCTCCAACTGCATACGCAATAATTCACGCCAGTTCATCTTAGGCTCAGTCATGTCCTGAATAATGCGTTTGACACCAGCTGGCAAATTGCCTGCACCATCTGACGCTTGAGCCGCGGCTAAAACAGCTTCTTTGATCTCATCGCGGATCTTGGCTTTTTCTGCCGCTGACATCTTTGGACGACCGGAACCCTTGCCATCTTGTTCGCCCTTGCCACCACCATCTTGCTCATCGTCTCCGTCCATGTGCTCGTCTAACAACTTGTCAATCAGCTGACTGATATCAATCTTTTCAGCGTTTTCGTACAAGATGTCATAGATTTCTTCAGAGCTCTTGCCTTCGTATTTTTGATCATACAAACAAGGCACTGATGTAATGAACTCACCCACACGATGTTTCTTTAAGTCTGCGTTCACACAGTAGTCATTGGCAATGTTCCAAAGCTGTGGATCTCTATCACCTCTACGGCCAAAGTGATCATACACACAATGAAGCACTTCATGACCAAACAAGAATTCAATTTCTTTGGGTTTGAGCATTTCTACAAAACGAGTGTTATAGTAAAAATTACGTCCGTCTGTTGCGGCAGTAGGACACCACTCGTCGGCGTTCACCAACTTCAACCTAGTGGCCAAATTACCAAAGAATGAAGCACGGAGTAGGAGTCCTACCCGAGCAGTGATCAACTTTTCACGTACCTGACGATCCAATGCTGGATCAGTGGCACCCAATAGATTGGCAAACTTGTCTGCGTCTTTGCTATCTGCTGTGGTTCCTTTTGTGCTCATATGACTCCTAATTTTTCAGTATGTATTATTATAGCACTTCAACCATTACTGGTCAAGTAGCCGCTAAGTTGTTGATTTTTAACAAGAAAAAGCACTGCTAACCACTGGCAATTAGCAGAGCCATGCTTATATCTGCTTGATTTTTAACGTAAATTCTACGACGCTTTTTGTCCGTACGCCACATAGGATTGATTATGTGCCGAGGCGGGCTTTGATTATGGTCCCAATAGTCTGCGGAACCATAGGTATTTTTTAACCACTCAATGACGCGGTCGGCTTGGTTATGCTCTAAGAAATTATAACGCAGAGCTTGGTCAAAGTCGGGATAGTACCTAAACCGACGGTCAAGTTTGATTATCTTCATGGGTATATCTATTGGGTATCTTCTTTAAGGTTTTACGAGCATACTGACCTCCGGCGGAATCAGCATACATACGAGCTATGTCATCCAGGGCAGTCCACATGATTTCATGTTCATCTTGAAGCTCATAAACACGGTTGCGTAGATTGGTTGCATCCATTATGCTCATGGTTGCAATTATCAATCGTGCCAGTAGTTGAGCCCAAAATTGCATCAGTAGTCAAACTCCAAAGTTGCTATGCCCAGTGGTTGTGACTTGCCATTGCTGTTGCTGGGTCGAATCCATAGTTGTCCTTGATGGTCACACCACACACGCCATTCGTTGTAGCGAGGATTATACAACACAGCGTCACTGTGTCGTATGAATGCTTGATGCCATGAAAATTCCACAGCCCAAGGAGACTGCTCACCACTTAGAACTGCCCAAGCATTTTCTTTTTCAATGTCTGCTCGATTCAGCGGTGTCCATTCAACTCGACTGTAAAGTCGTTGAGCATCAGGCCGCATTTTTGTAAGCCAATCTTTTTCACGTATCAACACACGACGTCGAACTGTTTTCATTGTTCAGTTAGGTATTTTAATTGAAACCAGCTCTGTGCTGATTCGTTAAAAAAGTCCAAATGTACTTGGTCCTCATAATGATATCGATGACGAAATTCTTCTTGCAACCATTCACCGTCATCGTTGTATTCATTTGGTGCCAGTCCACGATGATGCCTAATAGTAAACCCTAGTTCTTTTTTGAGCTTCCAGGATATCATGGTCATGCTTCGGCCATATTCGTCATCTATTCTACGATGTATTTCGTACCACTCGTGTAGCTTGTGAAATATGATCAAGTTTTTTCTAACAGTGATCTTCATTACAGTTCCTTGGCCTGTAGTTTAATCCAGGTCATTTCTTGTGGATGGCACGGTTTATGTACATCACGCCCGTGTTCTCTAACTAGTGTAAGCCCATTGGCATTTTCCAACCAAACACGACTGGCCATTTGAAAACAGGCATTGTGTAGAATTTTCTGCCCTTTGCTACAGTCTTCAGGATGATAACCACGTTGAAACGCATAACGCACTGGTTCGTTGAACAACTTGGTACCAACAGGAAATTCGTAGTAGTAATCAATCATTCTGGTTTGGCCAAACAATAGTGTAGGTAAATCTTTTCTCCCATGACCAATCGATCAAAGGTAATGTTCCATCCGGCGGGCCCTGCATTATATTGATCTTTGTAGTTTTCTTTCAACCAATATTCTGTCTCCATGCGACGCCTTACACGATACATCCAAGTGTTCTTCCAACAATGAGCATCTGAATCCCAATAGGTTTTATAAGTTTTATCCACATCTTTAGGAACAATTTCTACTTCGTCTATGGGTTGATACGGTTGCCAGGTCATTGTCGGATCTTCCACTTTAAAGCAAACATTGTAGCATCTTTAGCGTTTTCAATCAACCATGTACCTCGGTGTTCACGGTGCTCTCCGGTAAAGTTATCATCCGCCCAATTCTTCACAGTGTTCCAGCCTTGCCCAGAATCAGGATCATAATCAACGTTAAGCACTGTCCACCCAAAGCCTTGTAAGACATCGCACAGAATCACAAAGTCCATGCTTTGCTCCATGCCTTTGGCTAGATCATTCAATACTTGTTCTTGTAGATCACTCATGCAAACCTCAACAAATCAAATTCATCTGCATAGTGATACCAACTCCAGTCGTCATGATCAACATAGTCATTGCCTACAGTTCTATACACAGTGGTCCACCACGCAACTTGATCGGACACAGTACGAATTGGTCTCCAAGCAAACCACGGTTGCCATTGATGAATTGTGCGTTTTGAGACCCATCGAGCTCGTCGCCAACTTGGACGTTGATAATCCAGTATCCAGCGCCAACCCACTACCCCTAAAAACAAGCTGGCCACAACAATACCAGACAATGCAAACATAACCGCTCGTTCCATTACGCAAAACTCAACTGAAACATCACAGCATCGCGTTCATGCTCAAACCAAAAATCCCAGTTAAATTCAACCCAAGAATCCCATGCACAGTTCTTTCTACACCATTTTCTTGCTTGCTCTCGTTTGGGAGTAATTGATCCGGGTGCGGCGATCTTTATACGATACCAATCAGCTTCGTGTAGGCTTTCCAGAGTATAAGTTTGCAATGCCAAGCCCATTATGACCACCGTAATTGAAATAACATCATATCCGCTTCATTTTTAAAATGCCAACGATAGTTGTTTGATAGTTTGCCGTGGCTGTCGTGCCCTATCCACAGCACAGTCCACGTTCCTAAACGTGATTGGTGCTGACTTTCTACTAGTCCCCAACGTGGTCCAAATTGCTGATAACACCATTCCTTGGGTGACCATATGGTGTGATTATTGATGCGTTCAATGATCGCGGTATAAGGTAAAGTACGGCTCATGCCCACCTCAACTTAAACATGGTCATTTGTTCATCTGTGTCAAAAAAGAACTTGTTGTAGCCCGAACGTTGACCGCAACTGTGTTCTCTGCACCATGCGTCCACAGTCTGCATGTCAGCATCGTTGGCTATGTCAAAATATCCAGGTTCTGTCACTGGCTCAAGTCGAACATAACCCGGAAAGTGGTCAACATCCGACACTGTATATTTGGTGCCGTTGATTGTGGCCATTAGGCGAACCTCAACAAGAACATTGTGTACTTTTGTTCGTCGTCGATATTGATGTAATTAAATCTGTGATCAATACCCCAAGTGTGTAGCATCCAATCTTGAAAGTGCTCATTGCTAGATGCTGGTCCAAACTCAGATCTATAGTGTTCACGAACACGGTTATAGGCATCCCAGCTGATCTTGGTTCGATCCATCATTACTACTGTCATGCAAACCTCAACATAAAAGCAGTGTAGTCACTGTCGTTGGGAAACTCAATCCAGTATTCAGTGTCATTCCAAAAGTATTGCCTGTGATGCTTGTGATGTAGACCAAAATGCTCGCGCCATAGCGCACCCATCACGGTGGGTGTCACAGGATTCATGTCCATTATCTCTCGACTGGCACGGTTGTATGCTTCGCCTAGTTCTTTCTGTGTGGTTCTAATCATTCGGTGCCCCAACGCAATACAAAAAACATGTAATCTTGTTCGTTGTGAAACTGATAGCATGTAGGACTCCATCCAGCCCAACAGTATCTACGACCTTTTTCGTTGCGGCCAAAGTTTTTTTCCAACCATTCGCAACGTTCAATAGATTGACTCCAATGCGTTTCCTGAGGACACACACTGTATTTCCAATACCTAATGCTACGTCTTCTTTGTTTTGCGTTCATGCGTCTTTTAATACATCAAATACGTTGCCATACTCCCAACCCTGATCGGGATATACCATTCTGTTTCGACTGCGACGATACACACGTCGCAACCAATGCCACGAACCGTGAATGTCCTGTACTGGCTTCCAAGCAAATACCGGTTCCCAAGGTCCTTGCGGTCCACGAAATTTGATCAATTCTGCCACCTTAACATAAACATCATCAAGTCCTGCTCAGTATCCAGTGTTATGACCATGCCCATTTGATGATCACGACCACGTGGTAAATTGGTGTCCATCCACTCTAGTATTGCTGTTTCGTTATCGGCCCACCACATGTAGTCTGCAATCATTACCAGCTGTGCCTTAGATGCAGGACTATGGGCCGGAATAAATCGTTGATGATGTACAGTTGACATGTCTATGACCATCGTAGACTGAATAACAATGCGTCATCTACTGATTCAAACTGTGCTCTACGAACAGCAGTACCAGGTATGCCCCAAATACGATAATCGCCTGTGCAATTATCTCTGCACCAGGCATGTATGAGTTCAATGTCCTCATAGCTTTTCAACCGAGCTCGAACTTCAGTCCAAGGTTTAGAAGAGGGGGTCATCACTGATATCCCGGGGAAAACTTAACGTAAACCAGTTCAGTGTAGCATCATCTTTGACATACAATCTATATTCATCATATTTTATTGAATACGCCCAGTGTTTGTTGTATTCCCCCACTGCTGAACTTTCCTTAATTATCTCCTCGCGAGTTTCTACATCTGTACTCCACCCAAACTTTTCGTTGAACCAACGTCGGCATTTGTCAAACTCCAACACACCCGATCTTAGATTTGGAGCATAACTCTTGGGACGCTTGAATTCAATCATCCACTGAAAGTCGTGATGCCAACTGTGCCTACGGTCTAATTTGACTACAGTGTATTTCATGTTTGAGGCCATTTCAATCTAAACATTGTACGAACCGCAGGATCAGAAATAATCAACATGTGTTCTTGTACTATCTGCGGTGTCATGTCCAAGAACTTGCGAATCTCTGCTTGATTGTTGATCCACCAAATACGATTCATGATAACACACAGCTCTGGTGTACCCAAGTCGTCGCAGAATTCGTAGTTCATAATTTACAAAAGGAAGGAGGGCAGTGCGGACACAGCCCTGTGATCACAATCACCACCCTCCAGAACCTTAGGCAGATGCCTGTAAAATATACTTGCCGTAGCGTTGATGGAACTCGTCAAAGTTCTTCAACTTAGTAGGCTGGAACGGCAAGTTGTATGTGGTAAGAGCAATTCTAGCACCCATCACAACCAACTCTGTTTCAAAGTTCTTCATCATGTAAGCAAAGAAACGATCTGCCATTTCATGGAACTGTTTGTCCGCAACCTTGCGCTCTACAGCACCTTTGAGCTCGTAGCACATTGAGATCACCAACGAGTACATAGCTGATACTTCTTTGACATCCAAGGTATCTACTTTACCATTCAAGATATCTTCAGGCTTGGGCATACGACCAGCAATCTTGCGATGTGCCATGAACTTCACAGCAAGTCCTTCACCAATGGTACCAGCAACCAAGTTAGTCACTGTTTCATCATCGCCATCTTCATCGTCAAGCAATTGGCTAACGAATGTCCATGAGCGTGGTGTAGCAAAAGCACGGCTCGCTGATTTGGCATCAAAGTCATACAAGTCTTGCTTGGCAAAGCTCAAATAACCTACCACGTCCTTGTGGATGTTATTGTTTACTGCCCACTCTTGCCATGAGCTGAAATCCACTCGCATTTCTTGGTGTACAAAACGGTTGGCCAACGGAGTAGGCATACGGAATGTGACACCTTTGTCTGACTCACGATTACCAGCGGCAACAATTACTACATTGTCGGGCAAACGATATTTGCCAATGCGTCGATTCAAGATCAACTGATAAGCCGCGGCCTGTACCGACGGAGCCGCTGAGTTCATTTCATCCAAAAACAACACAATCACTGGATACTGACTGGCCAATTCTTCGCTGGGCAAATCAATAGGCTCGGCCCAATCCATTTTACCAAGATCTTTGTTGTAGAACGGAATACCACGAATATCGGTTGGCTCCATCTGACCCAAACGTAGGTCAATCATATAGCCACCTAGTTCTTGAGTGATACCTTCTACCAACTCTGATTTACCAATACCAGGAGGGCCCCACAAAAAGAGTGGGCGTTGAGCTTTGAATGCTTTGAGAATACTTTTACGGGCCTGGGCCGACGTGACTGTTCTTGTTTCTGACATGGCTGTGTCCTTTCTAGGGGTGATTAAATGTTATTACAAATACTATTATAAGAGATATGTCTTTTGTGGTCAAGCACCGTAGTACTCTGGATCACGATCTGCTGATTCCAACTGTTCAACATAGTCTTGAACTTGTGCTTCACTGATGTTGAGTCTTGCGGCAATTTCTGCCACTGTGGCACCTTGACACAGCATTTCTTCTACATCTGTTGCTAGTCTGCTAAAATATCCCATACATACTCCTGATTGTTTAGTGTATAACAGTATTATAGCAAAAGCGTCATTTCTGGTCAACTGTTGCTAAGTTGTTGATTTTAAACAGTTTTTTTGCTGGCATCCATGAAAGTTGCTAGTGCTGTTTGTTCTTGTGGGTTGAGTTGTTTGTAGTGAGCAACCATGAGCTCAATGCCAGTCAATGGATCGTCAACTTGATTTGCCGCAAAAAAATCTTCAATGATTTCAAAGGCTTGCTCCAATGTTTGATCCATAAAAAAAACTCCTATTGTTGACTATGTTGTATAATAGCACAATAGGAGTTTTTGGTCAAGCTAGAAACTGTTTACTTTTTTGCTAGCCAGTCCACATAGTTTTCTTTCCAGACATCTGGATCTTGAAAGATATCTCGAGTGAGTGCATGTTTGTGTACATCAGGGTCGCGGAAAAACTCTATAACAAAACGACCAATCTTTTTGGGATCTCGAATCATACCAAAGTTGTCGGGCCATGCGGCCTTCATTTTTTCATACACAGTTAGATCACTTCTAAAGCCAGCCATTTCCATGATCAGCTTGATGGCTGCAATACTGGAGTTGGCAGCAGTACAATAAGCACTGCCGTTAACAGCAACCAGCATGGTCATATCACCTGTTTGCCATTCAGTGTAGGGAATGTTGTATTCCAGGTCATACCAAAAATCATGAGGCATAATGTCTTGATTGCCGTTCCACATCCATTTGGGATGACGACTTTCTACTATAACATGATTGCCACGTTGAGCCAGGTGATTCAACAACCACACATGATCGTGATGTCCAAACAACACGCCCCAACAAAACACAAGATCAAACTGATCAGAGTTGGTGTTGAAAAAATCATCTAGGCCTTGATTGATAATGGTGTATTGATCTTGTTTGTAGTACTTGCCCAACAATTCTCGAGCAGTGTTGCAAAAGTCAGAACTGATTTCTACACCTGTGACATGAGCCGCACCATTGGCCAAACACCAGTCGGCTGTTTGACCAATAAAGCTACCAATGTCTAGGATGCGTTTGCCAGCCACACGTTCTGGATTTAACAACAACTCATGTTTCATTATAGTAATGTTGTTGTTGTAAGGCACACCACAGTTGGGTGGCTTGTTGGCCCGGAAGTCACGGTCTAAGAATTCTGGATGATCTAAGAAACTGTTTTTCATTGTGCTAGTTTTTTAAGTGTGTTAAAATTTTGGCCTTGTAGACGTCCGAGACTTTCTGCAGTTCCACCATACTTTTTAACATTAAGGTTGTCAAGTGCAACCTGATGCTTGGGATCTTTGAATGCTTGGTTTACTACACGATTCATTTCATCTACTACAGATTTTGAAGTGCCTGCTGGTGCCCATAATCCATACCATACACCAATGCCTAGTTCAGGATGAGTTTTTGCGATACTAACGACTTCGCTCTTGGGTTTGATTTTCTTTACAACTTCTGCACCTTGATTGTCTAGTGTAGCAATGATATTGATCTTGTCGGAGTTAAAGTGCGGAGCCGCTGCTACCCAGGTATCCCAGGCAAAGTCTACATGACCGCCCAGCAAGTCGATGATTTGTGGACCAGATCCTTTGTACAAAATAATGTTTGGACGTGGTAGACCTTCTGCTTTGGCCCACTCATAAAACACGTTGGCAGTGTTGGCATTCCAGAAGGCCACGTTGAACCGGTTGGGATTGGCTTTGACATAGAATTTAAACTTTTCGTATGAATCAATAGGCATGCCTTTCCTTACAGCCAACACATAGCTCACATTGGCCACTGGCACAATAGGAGTAAAACTGCGTTCGTTGTATTCAAGACTTGGAGCACGGAACGCAATGTTGGCATCCAACAATCCTGTGCCACTCATAAAAACTGTGTGCCCGTCGGGCCGAGCTTTGGCAGCAAAGTTTCCGCCGATTACACCATCAGCACCGGGCTTGTTGATCACAATACTTTTCCAGCCGTGTTCATTGAAGATTTGATCCACAATGCGAGCCAGTCTATCAGTGGCACCACCCGGTGGGTAAGGCACAATGATTTCAATGGGTCGTTTTGTAGGTTCAAAACTGCCAGTGGCCCAAGCAGATGATACCATCATGCCGGCGGCCATTATGATTGCAAAAATTTTGTTCATGGTTAGATCCTTGGTTTGAAAAGCACACAATTGAGCATTGTGTAGATGATTTTTTTTTTTGGGAATTGATACTGAAGAACTGCAATATTATTTAGCACAGAGACAAAAAACCTGCGACTCACATCGCAGGTCCATTGCCGTTCTTGAATCCCACCACACCACCTTCAGCTTCAATACGTTTAATAACATCTTCAAACAAGATAGGTGCAAAGTCCGGAGTTTGCTCTACACATACACAATGATAGCGTGGATCAATCTCGTCGCTGTACAATGTTTCTCCAGTGCTGGCATTGACTCCACGTGCCTTCATAACTCTGTTGGCATGTAAATGTCCGTGGATGTTTACACCAAAGCGACCCAAGCTGGCTTCATGCACCGGAATATGACTTAGAATCATTCCGTTCATCACATGATATGCACGAAGCTCACGAAAGTATTCACGGTACTCGTCATCACGAAAAATGTCGTGGTTGCCACGGATCAAGACCTTGTCGCCATTCAAACGTGCCAAGGTTCTCATGGCACGCCTGTTAATGACAACATCACCTAGGTGATAGACCTTGTCCGTAGGCCGAACTCTTTCGTTCCATGCCCGAACCATAAACTCATCCATTTCGTCTGGGTCTGTCCAAGGACGAAGTTTTGTGACTCCGTCATTGCGAGTGAAGCGGCAAACGCCAGCGTGTCCGAAATGCGTGTCTGATACTAAAAATACTGCTGGCATCTTGCCCTCCTTTCTGATTTAATATAGTATTATACTGTAATTGCCATTTTTGGTCAACTACGACGCTCTAGTTTAGATCCCAGTAAAACCACTGTTGAACTAATGATCAAACAAGCAAAAAAGCCTGCCAAGCTCAGTTCAATCATTTTGTTTAGGCTGGCATAAGCATACACTGGAAAGCCCACAAACAGTGCCAATAAAATACCGGCTATCATGCTGTTAGCACGAATCCAATGTGGTCGTAGCAAAGACACCAAGGTAGGCACAAAGAATGTCATACAGATACAACCTGTTAAGAATCCAAAATAAAGAATGTTTACTCCGGGTACGTTTACCAATGCCCAGCTCAACGATACCACAGCCACTACTGCAATACGACTGATATCAATTGTGCGTTCTTCTGACAGTGCCTTTGACAGTTTGGGCACAACATCGTGACTGATCAAAGTGGCCACGCTGGTAATTTGACTGTCCAAGATACTGGTCAATGCTGTCAGCAACATAAACACAACCAAAGCCAATGCCCATGGACTCAACATTTCAGCAATCACTGTGACATTGGTCAACTGTACATTGGCAATATTCATGCCTGTGCCTGCGGCAACAAAACCCAGGGTGCCAAACATTGCTGGTGCTACAAAAAACAGCACAGCAGCCAGGGCATAAGTTTGTTTAATTTTTGCAGGGTTAATAACAAAAGCACGTTGCCAGAAGCTGTTGTCTGCCCAGGGCAAGCTGATGTGTCTAAACACAAAGTAGATACCAGTGCTCAAAAAGAATGCCACTGATTCGGCTGTGCCCCACAAGTCGCCATAGTTGCCTGACTTGCCTGACATGCCTTTGACAATGGTGTCCCAGCCAACTTGACTCCACACCTGCGGAACAATAATAACAGCAGTGGCCAATACCACAATCATTTTAAAAATTTCTGTGATGTTGGTAGCACGTAGGCCGCGGAAGATGCTGAACAACACAGCACTCACAATCAAAAATGCCGCTGCAATGTTCATGTTTAAACCAGTGATAGTTTCGATTAGTTTACTGCCAGCGTAGATATTCAAACTCAGTGCAATTATAGCAATCAACAAAAATGCCAGGATGTAGGTATTGTGTGCTCCTGAGCCGTAGTTTAGTCGGATATGTTCAGCAAAGGTAAAGCCTTGTGGATATAGCTGTCTAATTTTATAGGCAGCAAATCCAAATATGGCCAGGGTCAGGGTATTCATACCCAGTACCCAGAAGAAGCCAGTGAATCCAAACTGATAACTCAGCTGTGGTACCAAGAACAATGCTGTGGCCCAGGTCCATGCGGCACTGATACTGAACATACCACGCACAGTTTCAAACCGGCGATTGGCCAACAAAAAGTTTTCTTTGGTTTTTAAAACACCGCCACTGAATGCCCAGGTAAGTCCACCACATACTACAAAGTACAGAGCCATGAGGCCCAGTACAGTTGAAAGCTCTAACATTGTTTATCCTTTGTTAATTTTATTGCCTGTGATAACCATCACAAAGTTTGTATCGTATCCAAAATTGCTGGTGCCGTGCGGTATGTTTCTGTAGTTCCAGTTAAACACATCGCCTGACTGCCATTTTAAAAAATTATTGCCCATTTGAAACACCTGCCCTTGAGCCCAATCTTTTAGAAAAATAATATAGATACTGTGTCGATGAAAATCTTCGTTCTTGTCGTAAACGTATTTCTTGGGATCATCGACTTCCCACTCTTGATACTTGTGTCGATCAAGATGCATCATAAAGTAGTGGCCAGGTTCTTCTACTTGCACACGAATTCTTGTGCTGGCAGGGTCCAAGCCTAGTTCTGTGCTGACAATATCATACACAGCGTCGTTGCTGTCGCCAAAGCTACGAATGTACTTGTGGCCATGGCCAGCCACTAGTTCAAAATATTCTGCTAGCCATGCCTTGAATTGATCCTCTGATACTTCTCCGTCTGTGGTTGCAGCCGTGCGTCGAATATAATCAGGACGAATGAATACATTTTCAAAAAACGCAGGAAGGGTTTCGTCTTGAAACCCTTGCATAATATATTCAAAATGTGGAGCTAGTTTGTCTGCTAGGTTGCAGATTGGGTGCTGTGCATAATCCCAATCCCATTCTTTAATTTGATTCTTGTATTGATATTCAACCCATTTTTTCATAATGTATCTACCGCCCTCGACCGGCGGCTTTCTTCATAGGCCGACCAGCACCCTGTGGTGGTGCTGTTTTCTTGGCTTTTTTCTCTACTGCTATACCATCTTCATTTTCAAGATGATGTTGACCTTTTTTCTTGGCCAGTGCGGCCCGGAGTGTGTCAGTGAGCTTGCTCATGATTATTTGGTCTTTTCTCTGCGACTGAGTCGAATCTGTGCAGCTGCCTCGGCATCAACCAGGGCCTTTTTCCATGCGTTGCATTGGTCTGGCTTGGCAATGATTGCCAAAGAACGTTTGGCTGTTTTAGATAATTTAAATGCTGACGATGTTTTCATTGTGTTTTCCTTGAGTGGATTGAAACTTGGTGCCCAGTATCTGACTTGAACAGATGACCTACCGCTTACAAGGCGGTTGCTCTACCACTGAGCTAACCGGGCTAACAACATATTATACAGCAGAACTCTTACTTATGCAACTATTCGTCTGTCCAATTTTTAGTTTGATCAAATGACTTTTCTTGTATGGTCTTTTCTTTATAGAACTTACGAGGATTACCGCACATGGCGCAATGACTGTCACCACAGGTCATGGCATGTACTTTGCCAAATCTGTGCTCGGGTCCTGCTAGGAATCCGTGTGCCTTTGCTATTTTTGTTTGCTTCTTGATAGCACGTAGTTTCTTTTGAAGTCTTTTGGAATGCTTGAAACGTTCAACTTGATTGCTCATAAAACCTCCAAAAATATTTAGTGGTAGGACTCCAGTATAACTGAAATCCTACCCTTTTGCAAAGATTTTGAACGAATTTATTCCTGTGCAATAACTAATGCTGCTGCTACTGCTACAAAAACTCCTCGTACCCAAAGTTCTTTTTTTGTGATATTATACAGCGGCTTTCTCATTTTCCACCTCCTTGGTTTTCCATAGACTATAACCCACACCACCAGCAAGTAAACCAAAAGTCAGACCCAAGGTCAACAATGCAGGTAGTTTAATGCCCAACATCATTAATACAATCTTGGCACCAATCAATACTAAAATTAATGCCAGAGCGTATTTCAAATAATGGAATCTATGTATCATGGCAGCCAGAGCAAAGTACAAGGCTCTGAGTCCCAGAATAGCAAAGATATTTGAGGTATAGACTATGAATGGATCTTGTGTAATCGCTAGGATAGCAGGCACGCTGTCCACAGCAAATATAATGTCAGCAAAGTTAATCAACACCAACGCAACAAACAACGGAGTAAAGTATCTTACACCATTTTCTTTGAACCAGAAAGCATGACCTCGGTATTCTGGAGTTAGATTGATGTGACGTTGCATCCATTTTAGAGCTGGATTGTCTTCAAAGCTCTTTTCGTTGTCCTCTTTGGTAAACAACATCTTTACCCCAGTGACAATCAAGAAGGCTCCAAAGAACCAA